CTTAAAACTGCCTTAAGGTATCCGGGAGGTAAGTCCCGTGCTTGCGTTAAGATGGACCCTTACTTTCCAGACCTTCGTAACTACGATGAGTTCCGCGAACCATTTCTTGGTGGTGGAAGCGTTGCGATTTATGTCACTAAAAAATATCCCAACCTAGATATTTGGGTAAATGATTTATATGAACCTCTTGTAAACTTCTGGCAGCAACTCCAGATTTTTGGAATTGATCTTAAGGATAAACTGGTAGATCTTAAGACTACAAATAATACTCCAGAACTAGCAAAAGATCTCTTTCTTAAAGCAAAGGAGCAAATCAATGACCAAAGTTTGCCTAGCATTGATCGTGCTGTGGCTTTCTATATTGTCAATAAGTGTAGTTTCAGTGGTCTCACGGAGAGTTCATCATTTTCACAACAAGCTTCCCAAAACAACTTCAGTCTGCGAGGGATCGAAAAACTGCCTGCGTATTCTAAACTGATTGAGCATTGGCGTATAACTAACTATTCCTACGACTATTTGTTGGATGGAAATATGGGTGCTTTTGTGTATCTCGATCCTCCTTATGATATTAAGGATAATCTCTATGGGCGTAAGGGATCAATGCACAAAGGATTTGATCACGATAAGTTTGCTGCTGATTGCGATGCTTGTTATATGCACCAACTAATAAGTTACAACTCAGATCAACTGGTTAAAGATCGCTTCAAGAACTGGAAGATGGGTGAGTTTGATCTAACTTATACGATGCGTTCGGTTGGTGAATATATGCGAGAGCAAAAAGAAAGAAAGGAACTTTTACTGTTTAATTATAATAAAGATTTGTTATGGAATTGAAGGATTGGCTTAATTCGATAAATTTCTCTAAAGAGAATTTGATTGAAGAAAATCCAAATACAATCAAAGATTATCCATCTTACATTATTAATCGTTGTTTGAGTGGACATATTGACTGTATTCTTTTCGCAAATGAAATGAATATGAATCATCATCTAGATAAAGATCTGCAATATTCATTTTATCTAAATAGTCTGAGAAAGAGGAAAAGATTTTCTCCTTGGTTGCGGAAAGATAAAATCAAAGATTTAGAATGCGTAAAACAATACTATGGATATAGTAATGAAAAAGCATCTCAAGCTTTGAGGATCTTAAATAAATCGCAAATCGATTACATAAAACAACGACTTGAAACTGGCGGAACGAAATGACTAACCAAACAATTGAACCTCAAGTAAATTGGTCTCCTGATATGATGGTTGAGGTTATTCTCAATGAACCTGATGACTTTCTAAAAGTTCGTGAGACTTTAACTCGTATTGGAGTTGCTTCTCGGAAAGAAAAGAAACTTTACCAATCTTGCCATATTTTACATAAACAGGGTAGATATTATATTACTCACTTTAAGGAACTGTTTGCTCTTGATGGGAAACATGCAAACCTCACTGTAAACGATGTTCAGCGTAGAAATCGCATTACGCAACTTCTTGCAGATTGGGGACTAATTACTGTTGTAACGCCAGATAAAATTAGAGATATTGCTCCACTGAATCAAATTAAAGTTTTACCTTATAAAGATAAGGGTGAATGGATTTTGGAGCAAAAATATAATATTGGTGCAAAGAAAAAAGTAGAAACCGAATAAATAAGTATGAGACCTTCGTGCGGTCTCTACGAAAGTCGGAACACCCTAAAAAGAGGTTCGGTTTTTTCCGTACCTCTTTTTTTCGTTTCTTGTATAATTAGTATTGGATGCCTTCGGGGTCCACAAAACACAAACTCGCTTTTAAAGGAGCTACCATAATGACTAATCTCACAAGGTATACTGCTGCGGATCTTTCTACTCTGATGGATAAGATCACTCGCAATAGTATCGGATTGGATGAATACTTTGATCGCATCTTCAGCCTTCACGAAACAACTTCTAACTATCCTCCTTATAATTTGGTTCAAGTTAGTAATGTAGAGTCACGATTGGAACTTGCACTTGCTGGTTTTAAGAAAAAAGAGGTTTATGTTTACACCCAGGATGGTAAACTCTTTATTGAGGGCCAAAAGGAAGATAAAGAAACGGAGTCCAACTACCTCCACAAAGGTTTGGCTCAACGGAGTTTTACACGTTCCTGGACGCTCAGTGACGACACGGAAGTTCGATCAGTTGATTTTGAGGATGGGCTTTTAACAATTACTCTTGGTAGGATTGTTCCAGAACATCATAGAAGAAAGGATTACCTCTAAATAAAAATAAAAATGAAAACTTTCCTCCAGTATCTTGAAGAATTAAAAGTGATTGGGTATAAAATGGCTAAACCAAATTTGGGATTGCCTAAAGGTAAAGCATATGCAAAAAGATCACCCTCAAGTGCTGGCGGTGATGGTGGCGATGGTGGTGAATAAATATAATTGAATATCGTCGGCGCTAAGCCACGGAGGGGATACTGGCAAAATCCAGTTGACTCCCCTCTTTTTTTCTGCTAAAATAAATATGATTCGGGAAAAACTATGACTGTTAAACTTGTTCTTTTAAAGTCTGGAGAAGATGTAATTGCAGACGTTAAAGAAATGATCGTTGATGAAAAAGTAGTTGGTTATTTCTTTAATAAACCTTGTGTTGTAAAGTTTAAGAATACTCCAGAAGTAACTATCGATGGAAAGGCTTCTGTAAATGTTGATATTGTCCCTTGGATTGCTCTGAGTAAGGACAGACAAATTCCAGTTACAGCTGATTGGATTATTACGATTGTTGAACCAATCGAAAGTCTTGTAGAAATGTATGTAAACAATGTGTTAAATTATGAAAACGATCAAAGTATTAGTTCTAAACAATAATCAAGTTCTTATTTCTCAAATTGAAGAAGTTGGATCTGAATTGGGAGAACCAGATTGTAAACTAATTGAACCATATCTAATAGTTTCTGGTACGGTTGGTGGACTGGGAGCTACGATTGAACCATGGTTGATGGAGTATACCGTCCAAAATAATTTTATGATAAGTTCTGATAAGATTTTGACTATTATCGAACCTAAAGCAATGCTTCTTGAAAAATATCAGTCTGCAACTAAATGAGATTTTATACTAACGTGCAAATGATCGGTAATCAATTCCTTGTTAGAGGATTTGATAACGGAAAACATGTGATGTTCAAAGAGGAGTACATTCCAACTTTGTTTGTACCTTCTAAAAAGAAAACCAAATATAAAACTCTTGATGGAGAGCACGTTGAACCAATTCAACCAGGATTTGTAAGAGACTGTAGAGAATTTTATAAAAAGTACGAGGATGTAGATGGGTTTCGTATTTACGGCAATGATAGGTACATTGCTCAGTATATCTCAGACAAATATCCAGAAGATGAAATTCAATTTGATATTTCAAAAATTAAACTAACTACTATTGATATTGAGGTGGCAGCAGAACAAGGATTTCCAGATACAGAATCTTGCTGCGAAGAAATTCTCACTATCACAATCCAAGACTATACCACCAAAGAAATTGTAACCTGGGGCATTCATCCATTTGTAAACAAGCAAAAAAACGTTAAGTATATTCAGTGTAATACTGAGCATCAACTTTTGAGTAACTTTATTAACTATTGGGATGCAAATATTCCAGAAGTAATTACTGGGTGGAATATTCAAATGTATGACGTTCCTTATATTTGTGGGCGTTTGAGTAGAGTTCTTGGAGAACGTCAAATGAAAAGATTTTCTCCTTGGGGTTTGGTTACTCAAGATGAAATTTTTGTGAATGGTAGAAAGCAAATTGTCTATGACGTTGGCGGAATTACTCAACTAGACTACCTCGATCTTTATAAGAAATTCACATACACCAACCAAGAATCATATCGTCTTGATCATATTGCAAATGTGGAGTTAGGTCAGAAAAAACTTGACCACTCTGAGTTTGATACGTTTAAAGATTTTTATACTCAAAACTGGCAGAAGTTTGTGGAGTACAACATCGTTGACGTAGAACTTGTTGACCGTTTGGAAGACAAGATGAAATTGATCGAACTTGCAATTACTATGGCGTATGACGCTAAAGTAAATTATGGTGATGTATTCTACCAAGTTCGCATGTGGGATAATATTATCTACAATTATCTCAAGAAAAGAGATATTGTTATTCCGCCAAAGGAGAGGACATCTAAAGATGAAAAATATGCTGGTGCTTATGTAAAGGAACCTGTTCCTGGAAAATATGACTGGGTTGTATCTTTTGACCTTAACTCTCTATATCCGCACTTAATCATGCAGTATAACATCTCGCCAGAAACTCTTCTGGAAGAGAGGCATCCAACTGTAACTGTAGATAAAATTTTAAATCAACAAATTAATTTTGAACTCTACAAAGACTATGCTGTATGTGCTAACGGAGCAATGTTCCGCAAGGATGTGCGTGGATTCCTTCCAGAATTGATGGAGAAAATCTATAAAGATCGCACCATTTATAAAAAGAAAATGCTTGCGGCAAAGCAAGAATATGAAAAGACTAAGGACAAGCAATTGGTTAAAGAGATTGCAAGATGCAATAACATCCAAATGGCGAGGAAGATTCAACTTAACTCTGCTTATGGTGCTATCGGTAATCAGTATTTCAGGTACTATAAACTAGCAAATGCTGAAGCAATCACTTTGTCTGGTCAAGTTTCGATTCGTTGGATTGAAGACAAGATGAATGCTTATCTGAATAAGATTCTTAAAACGGATGGTGAAGATTATGTTATTGCTTCAGATACTGACTCCATTTATCTTAATATGGGTCCTCTGGTTGAAACTGTATTCAAAGGAAGAGAGAAAACTTCTCAAAGCATTGTTTCGTTCCTTGATAAGGTCTGTACGGTGGAACTTGAAAAGTATATTGAAGGTTGCTACCAAGAACTGGCGACCTATGTGAATGCATATGACCAGAAGATGCAGATGAAGCGTGAGAATATTGCTGATCGTGGTATTTGGACTGCAAAGAAGCGATATATTCTTAACGTTTGGGATAGTGAAGGTGTTCGTTATGAAGAACCTAAACTTAAGATCATGGGTATTGAAGCAATTAAATCTTCAACTCCTGCTCCTTGCCGTAAGATGATTAAGGATGGACTTAAGTTGATGATGAATGGAACTGAAGATGAAGTGATTGAGTTCATTGATCAATGCCGAACCAAGTTTAAATCTCTTCCCCCAGAAGAAATTGCTTTTCCTAGAACTGCTTCAGACATTCGTAAATATCAATCTTCGTCAAACATTTATGCTCCCAAAACTCCAATTCATGTTCGTGGAGCACTTTTGTTTAATCATCATGTGAAAGAGAAAAAACTTACACACAAGTATTCTCTTATCAATAATGGTGAAAAAGTTAAATACCTGTTTCTAAAAAAACCAAATATTATTCAGGAAAATGTAATTTCATTTATTCAAGACTTTCCCAAGGAACTCGGTCTTGACAAATACATCGACTATGAACTACAATTTGAAAAGAGTTTCCTTGACCCACTTAAGTCAATTCTTGATATTATTGGGTGGAATGTAGAAAAAACTGTAAACCTTGAATTATTTTTTGCCTAATGGATTTGCCTATTAATGATGAAGAATTAAATACTATTATAAGTGCTCTAACTCTTGGCGGTAATGCAGCATTATACCAAAAACTAAAATTGGTAAGAGAACTTAGGCAACAAGGTTTACCCTATAAACAAATACTTCGTGAAGAATACGGAATGGTAGCATGATGAAAAAACTAGTATCTATTTTTAACAGATTAACTGCTTGGATGAGAAAAGACACTGATGTAATGGTCAGAAACAGTGATGGATGGGGAGATGATGTCTTCTATCAAATTAAAATGGCAACTCCTAGTCCAGAAACAAAGACAATTGTTTATATGGATAAGACTACCAATGTAATGACTCCGTATCCAGAAGTCTCTGGTTCTACTACTGTTGGTGGTATTAGTGAAGATGTTGTTGCTGATATTGTTGATGGTATCAGTAATTGGGTGAATAGTATGGACGTTTATGTTCGTATTCAAAGAGTTACTAGTCGTGGAGATGCGATTGGTAAAGCACTTCTTATTTGTGTGACTAATCCGACAGTTGGATGTCCTTGGTTCTCTATTCAAAAAAGTGATGATACTTACTATCAGGAATATTCTTTGTATGAAGGACATTCTGCTGGAGTGCTAGATGCTTTTGATGATGGAACTGAACTTACTATCACCAGACAAGGTGATACTGATGTAAAAAATTGGAAAATTGATATTGGTTGATATGGACTTTCTTAAAGATATTGTAAAAGAAATTGGTGGAGAGTACACGCAACTCGCCTCTGATATTGATGAGACTGAAAGTTATGTTGATACGGGTTCATACATTTTTAATGCACTGGTTTCAGGTAGTGTATTTGGTGGTGTATCTGGGAATAAAATTACTGCTATTGCTGGAGAGTCTTCTACTGGAAAGACTTTTTTCTCTCTCGCCGTTGTTAAGAACTTTCTTGATACTCATTCCGATGGTTACTGCCTCTACTTTGATACTGAGGCTGCTATTACTAAATCTCTATTAGAATCTCGTGGAATTGATACTACTCGTTTGGTTGTTGTTAATGTTGTTACTGTCGAAGAGTTTCGTACAAAGGCGCTCAAAGCAGTAGATCTTTATATGAAGAAACCTGAAGGTGAACGCAGTCCTTGTATGTTTGTGTTAGACTCTTTGGGAATGCTTTCCACAAGTAAAGAGATTAATGATGCTCTGAATGATAAGGAAGTTCGTGATATGACCAAATCACAACTTATCAAGGGCGCATTTCGTATGCTTACCTTAAAACTTGGTCAAGCAAATATTCCAATGATTGTTACTAACCACACTTATGATGTTATCGGATCTTATGTACCAACTAAAGAAATGGGCGGCGGCAGCGGACTCAAGTACGCAGCAAGTACGATCATTTATCTCAGCAAAAAGAAAGAAAAGGATGGAACGGAAGTGGTCGGAAATATTATCAAAGCTAAGACTGCTAAATCGCGTTTGAGTAAGGAGAACAAAGATGTTGAAGTCCGTCTGTATTATGATGAGCGCGGCCTTGATCGTTACTATGGTCTTCTGGAACTTGGTGAGATTGGTGGACTCTGGAAGAATGTAGCAGGACGCTATGAGATTGATGGTAAGAAAATTTACGCTAAGCAAATTCTTTCAAATCCAGAAGAATACTTTACTGAAGAAGTAATGGAAAAATTGGATGTGATTGCTAAAGGCGAATTTTCCTATGGCTCTTGAACTTAGAGATTTTATTAAAACCTATGATAGTGCTTTACCAGAAAACGTGTGTGATTTTTTGGTAAAGACTTTTGAATCTAACGAGAATAAACAAGAAAGAGTCGAAGAAAACAAGACTCCAAACTTTACACAGTACAATTTAACCGAAAATATATCTGACTCTCAAGATTTGAATGCAGTTCATAATTATTTGATTTCTGAAGTTTTTCACTATAGAAATTTATATTATGAACATGTTGATAAAAGATGTTTCCCACAAGAACATAACTTTGAGGAGTTTAGAATTAAAAGGTACATGAATGATGGAAACGATATGTTTGATACTCATGTCGATGTAACTGATCATTCAAGCGCAGTTCGCTACTTATCATTTATGTGGTATTTAAACGATGTGAATGAGGGTGGAGAAACAATCTTTAGTGATGTTATAATTAAACCTCGGAAGGGAACTTTGTTAGTTTTTCCCCCCCTGTGGATATTTCCTCATAAAGGAATGCCTCCAATTAGTAACGAAAAGTATCTCTTGAGCACTTATTTGCATTATCAGTAATGGAAAAGATTGAATTTTTGATTCTTAGAAATTTACTTTATTTGGAGGATTATGTAAGAAAAGTTATACCGTTTATTAAACCAGAATATTTTGAAGATATTAATCAAAAAATTGTCTTTGAAGAAATCTTTTCTTTTTTAGAGCAGTATAATGAACTTCCAACAAAAGAAGTTCTTTGTATTGAAGTAGAAAAACGTAAGGATATTAATGATACTTCTTTTAAAGAAGTCATTCATCTTATTGATTGTCTTGAGGATATTCCTGTAGAAATAAATTGGTTAATAGATACTACTGAAAAGTGGTGCCGTGATCGTGCAATTTATCTTGCACTGATGGAATCAATTCATATTGCTGATGGTAAAGATGATAAACGAGGAAGAGATTCAATTCCAACTATTCTATCCGATGCTCTTGCAGTATCTTTTGATACTCATATTGGCCATGATTATCTGCTAGACTACGAAAAACGTTATGAATCCTATCATAAAAAGGAAGATAAGATCGAATTTGATCTGGAATATTTCAATAAGATTACAAAAGGTGGTCTCCCTAATAAGACTCTCAACATCGCTCTTGCTGGGACGGGCGTTGGGAAATCGCTATTCATGTGTCATGTGGCTAGTTCCGTCCTATTGCAAGGCAGGAACGTTCTCTATATCACTCTTGAAATGGCGGAAGAACGAATTGCTGAGCGAATTGATGCGAATCTTTTGAACGTTCCAATTCAAGATATTGCAGATCTTCCAAAACAGATGTTTGAGAGTAAGGTTACAAATCTTGCAAAGAAAACTCAGGGCACTCTTATAATTAAAGAATACCCAACGGCATCCGCTCATGCTGGACACTTTAAAGCACTTCTCAATGAACTTCTACTTAAGAAGTCATTTAGACCTGATATTATTTTCATTGATTACCTTAATATTTGTGCTTCCTCTAGGTATCGCGGAAACAGTAACATTAATTCTTATACATTTGTCAAGGCAATTGCTGAAGAACTTAGAGGACTTGCAGTTGAATTCAACGTACCAATCGTATCTGCTACTCAAACCACTCGTAGCGGTTACGGTAGTAGCGATGTTGAACTTACTGATACTTCTGAGTCCTTTGGTCTCCCTGCTACTGCTGATCTTATGTTTGCCCTTATTAGCACAGAAGAGTTGGAGGGTTTGGGACAAATATTGGTAAAACAACTTAAGAATCGATATAACGATCCAACCATTTATAAACGATTTGTTGTTGGTATTGATCGTGCAAAGATGCGACTTTATGATTGTGAACAAAGTGCTCAATCGGATATACTTGACTCTGGACAAGAAGAAGAGTATGATAATGAAGAAAGAAAACCTAAAAAATCATTTGAGGGATTTAAGTTTTGAAGAAATATCAGTCCGATGATAACTTTTCAGTGATTGATAAAAGAACTGGAAGAAAAATTTGTGATTGTGCAGATGAACAAGATGCTCTGATGATGGTTTCTTTTGATCCTGCAAATAGAACAATTACAAGAAATCAATTTTTGATGGGGCAGGTTGTTGATATTGAAATTCCAAAACAACTTCCTACAAGTGAAGTGGTTGTTGCTAAAAAACCAACTCCTAAAAAACTTAAACCTCATCAAAATAAATTAAAAGAAAACGACTTACAAGAATTTATTGTGTAATTAATTTACTATGACTGAAACCGCAAAACAAGTTAATTTTAATAAGTATGCTGAGTTTGTGGATGCTGTGACTTCAGATGCATCCAAAGACTTTCTTGCTCTTTCTGATCGTTTGGTTGAACTTGATGAGAAAGGTGCTAACATTGAACGTCTTTTGACTGCTTCGGTTGGCATCAATGCCGAAGGCGGTGAGTTCATGGAAATCGTCAAGAAAATGGTGTTCCAGGGCAAACCTTATAATGAGGATAATCGTGAACATCTAATCATTGAACTGGGTGATATCATGTGGTATGTTGCTCAGGCATGTATTGCATTGGATACTACACTTGATGATGTAGTTGCCCGTAATGTGCAGAAACTTCTTAAGCGTTATCCTGAAGGCGCTTTTGATGTTTATTTTTCTGAAAACCGTGCTGCTGATGACCGATGACTAAAGAAAAACAAGTTACTCTTAAATTAGATTCTAAGACTGCACTTGAATTACTTCAAGTATTGGATAGTTCTGTTGCTGGGTATAGCAAAGAATATGCTCCAGAAAGAATCGTAAGATTGCGTAATCTTATGAGCAACCTTGATCAAGAACTTGAAAAAGTAATTCTTGAGTGATCAGTATCCCCATCTTGGGGATATTTTTTTATAAATATTTGAAAAGGTTTTTAATGAAATGGATCCAAAACTTTTTCAAAGTCTGAATGAAGCATATCAGCAAGTTTACTTAGATCAAGAAGAGACTGAGCAACTTGATGAGATATCCGCGAATCTTGCTCTGACTGCATCACAAAAGGCGGATGAAATAAGAAGAAAAGCATCTATTGCTGGAGATAGAGAGACTGCTTCTAAAAAGGCACAACAAGCATCTCGTATCTATTCCAAAGTTGGTAAGTTGAGAGCAAAGGAAAGGACTGTTAAACTAAGCAAGGAAGAGTTTGATATCTTTGATTTAGTTCTTGAGTTTCTTTGTGTTGAGGGATTTGCAGAAACTCTGGAAGAAGCACAAGAGATGATGGTTTCATTAACTAAAGAAGATATTGATACAATTGTTGAAACTCGTATGGATCCAAGAGGTCGTCCTGCTTCAGGACCTATGAATGTTTATAAGCAATCCAAACCAAACAATGATCCTGCATTTCAGGCTGCATTGAAATCTCATAGAGAAAAGGAAGCGAAAAAGTCACCTGAGCAAAGAAAGGCAGAACTTGATGCTTACATCAAGAGACAAAGAGAAAACAAGTAATAAATAACCACGGAAGGTTGCTCTAACCCCTTGACTTCTTAGTTGAGGGGTTTTATAATATATACTGATAGAGGTTAAGTCCCTGTTATATCCTTGAGGTGTATCACACTTAATCCATCTGGGGAATTAGCTCAGTTGGTAGAGCATCGCCTTTGCAAGGCGGGTGTCAGGAGTTCAAGTCTCCTATTCTCCATTCTAAATATCTAAAAGACTTTAGTTCAATGTCTGCTGAAATAATAAAAGGAAACATTGATTTGGTGTTTGGGGACTTAAATAAGTTTTTTAATTCTATATCTCAAAAGGGAGGGGATAGGGAAATAGATCCATGGGATAACAAATCCCAAGATATGGTGGTTCTTAAAAGCAAAAGCACATTACTTTTAAAACCAAGAATAAAATCAAAGAAAGAAAGAGACTGGTTGCGTGGAGAATTTAAGTCCTACATTGAAAGTATAAAAGATAATTTAGAAAAAGAAATTGTAAAATTAGTTCCACCTCAAATTGCATATCAATTTTCATATACTGAAGAAGTTGTAGCTGGAACTGGATTAAAGTCTTTTATTATTAGAGTAGTTGAAAAAGGTAAGAACAGACCATCAATTACCATATTATTGCAGTCTAAAGGAATATCAAATGGGTCTGGAGCATCTGAAGATCCTCATGAACTTATGACTGCAGCTTTAATCAAAGAAAAGATGATTGTGAATTATGAGGTAATTAACAATAAACCAGATGCTAAGAGATTTGCTGAGTATAAAAAAATTGTAGATAAGTTATATCAATCTGCAAGAACTGTTGTTGGTGCTGCTGGATTGAATGGATTCTATACGGATTCGTCAAATCAAGAACCAGATCTAGTTAATCTAGCAAAGGCAATATCAGTATCAAATTATGTTGTAGAGCAAATTGGAAATGCCGATGTTCTCACTGTATGGCAGACTGGAACTAAGTGGGCAAATGAAATTAAAAAATTCAATGTAGGTCCAAAGACAATTCAAAACTATAACTCTTCAGATATTATTGTTAAATTTAAAACTAAAGGAAAAAACGAAGCAGAACACTATTGGGGATTGTCTTTGAAAAAAAGGGGTCTGGGTGAACCAGAACCTACACTGCTCAATAAACCAGCCTTTGGATCTAAAGGATTTCTAACTAAAACTATAAAAGAAACGGGTGAACATCAAAAAATTGAACAAGCTAAGGAAAAGTTTTTTAAACAAGCATTGGAAATTAAAACTGGAAATGTAAAGTATAAGGATAAAGTCATTCAAAAGATGAATGTTAAAGAAGTTTTGAAGGCATGTAATACTGAATTTACAAATTCAAAAGAAAAGAGTGAGATGTTGAGGGGTCAGGGTAAATATTCTGGAAATCCAAATATTTACTTTAAAGAAATGGATCGAGTATTTTTAAAATACTTCGATAATAATAAAGAATTTTTTGAAGAATTTTTAGATACTATTTTTAAAATAAAATTGGATTCTTATTTGGAAGATACTTCATTTCATTTTAGTTTGATAACTGGTGAGGGTGATTATAAAAAAGGAAAAATACTTGAGGTAAAACCACCGCTAGAGAAAGAGGGTAGAACTACAGCAGAAATATTCAGAAAACTTTTTTCTGATCCAGATAATACGCAATTTAGAATTGTTAAACAAGCAGATAAGTTTCATGCTTTTGAACCACCTGCTACTGCAGCAAAATTATTTTATGAGATGATTATTGGAAAACCTGGACAACCAGTAAGTATCGTTATGTTGGAAGTTAGATATAAAGGTGCTCTTACTGGAGAACCTCAATTTCAAGTTTTTATGTCTGTAAAACAAAATAGTTTTGCTAATCTATATAAAAAGGAGGCAGCTAAAAAAACTTGGGGATCTGCCCGCTGGGAATGAGTAGTTAATAAATATAGGTATATCAACACAAAATATGAAAAGTTTTTCAAGATTTCTATCTGAGGCAAAAGAGTCGCTTGCTGTAACTCAAGCGAAACGTCTTGGTTTGACTGGAGATGGACACGGTGGGTGGTATGATAAAAATGGAGAATTTACTGCGAAAACAGTTAATGGTAAACTGAAGTTTTATAATCAAAATCAAACACCTGGAAGACAAGATCCTCCACAACAAAGAACTCAAGCAAATCAATCTCCTGTTGCGACTCAAACACAACAACCTCAGCAGCAAGATCAACAAGAACCAGAACAAGTAGAAGATAGAGGAACTCTAACAGTTGCTTTTGGTAGATTTAATCCACCAACTGTTGGCCATGAAAAACTTTTAAATCATGTTGCAAAGGTTGCTGGAAAAGGAGACTACAGAATTTATCCATCAAGATCTAATGACCCAAAGAAAAATCCATTAGATCCAGATACTAAAATTTCTGTTATGCGTCAAATGTATCCTAAGCATGGTGAAAGGATTGTAAACGATGCAAATTCAAAAACAATTTTTGATGTATTAAAACAAGCACATGCGGATGGATATTCTGGCGTAAACATTGTTGTTGGCGCAGATCGTCAAGCAGAATTTGAAAAACTTTCAAAACAATATAATGGAGAACTATATGACTTCAAAGATATTAATGTAGTTTCTGCTGGAGAAAGAGATCCCGATGCAGAAGGTGTAGAGGGAATGTCTGCATCTAAACTTCGCAAAGCAGCAGCTGAGGGAGATTTTGCTTCATTTAGATCTGGTGTACCGAAAACCTTAGACGATAAGGCAACCAAACAACTCTATAATACTCTTCGTAAGAGTATGAAAATTAAAGAAGGTTGGAGTCTTTGGGAAATTGCTCCTAAGTTTGATTGGATAAATCTCAGAGAAAATTATGTAACTGAAAATATATTTAATATTGGACAACTTGTAGAAAATTTAAACACTGGATTGATCGGCCGTATTATTCGCAGAGGTACAAATTACTTGATTTGTGTAACTGAAGACAATATTATGTTCAAATCTTGGATTAGGGATGTAAAAGAATGGACTGAAGTTTCTGGAGTTCCTGCAGAAAAAAGGTTGGTTGGGACAGATTCTCATAGAGAATATGTTATGAAAATGACTGGAACTAAAGAAATCAAAAATTTCATAAATAAGTATAAGGCAAAAAAGTAAGTAACAGTATTAAAATGTCGATGAATCCTCTTAACGATATCTCCTCTGTTTATCTGAAGGAGGTATTAAAACCTCAACTGGGTAAAGGCGCAGCAGCACCTGCAAAAAAGGAAGGTGGAGAAAAACCATCTGCTGAAGGTGGAGAAAAGAAAGAAGGTGATGCTTCTGCAGGTTCTGCAAAGAGAGTTCGTCAGGCAGTTTATGATATTCGCTATAGAGCACGTAGAGAAGAAATTCCAGTTCAACAAGCATATAACCAGTACATGTCGCATACGACCATGACTGGTCCAGAAAAATCTGAAGTTAAATCAAAACTTGGTGAAGAAAGAGTTGTTGAAGAAGTAGAAGAGAAAAAGTTTCAAGTTCGCGTAACTGATAAAAATTCTGGTAAGTCATATGTTCGTATGGCTACCCGTGAAAAGATCAATCAACTTCGTGCAAATCCAAATATTTCTTCAGTTGAAATGACGAAATATGGATCACCTTATGAGGGTGAAAAGAGAAAAGGTGAGCAAACCGCAGCAGTTAAATCGGGTAAAGGTCTTTCTAAAAAGGATTATGATGGTGATGGTAAAGTAGAAAGCGGTGCTAAAGAGTATCGCGGTGCAGTCCATAACGCTATTCAGCGTAAGAAAGGTGGAAAGGCAGATGGTCAGGATACTTCAAGCGTAAAGGAAGGTTTTTCAAACTGGAGACAGGATTTAGTTGAGATTGTTGATGAAATTAAAAGTGAAAACGGAAAAAAGATTAAAGAGAAAAATGTAAAAAATAAAATTACAATTAACCCACCATTAAAAGAAGCAGTTGAAAATCTTGGTGGAGAATTACTTGAAGTCGAAGAAGTTCAACTTGATGAAGTATCCCCACCATCTGCTAAAGCAGAGCGTATGGTTAAGCATATTAAGAAAGGATATGCTAAAGATGGAAAACTAACTAAGAAAGAAAAGTCAATTGCTTATGCTACTGCTTGGAAGCAATATAATAAAGAGGACTTTGAAATTGAAGAGGCAAAGCAAACTTTCCCCGCAAAGAAAGTTGCAAAGCAAATGGAAAAGGCAAGAAAAGGTTCTGTCTATGGTAGAGAGACTAAGAATGTACCTTCTCCTCAAGTAAGTGATTCTGAAAAGAAAAATACCACTCGTTTCAGTAAGATGTTCCATGCATCTGAAAAGGCAAAGAGAGAAAAACAGGATGCTGCTAAAGCATCAAGATCTTCAACTTTCTACAAAGACACTCATCCAGCAAGTCCTGCTAAGATGAAGAAGGCAAACGAAGAAATTGAATTTGTTGAGCAAAATCTCCCATCAAATACTGGAGTAACAAAACAACCAACTGGGTCTACAAAATCAACTTCAAAAACTCAGTCAACTGCACAGGATGCTCAAAGAAAGCAACAAGTTCAACAGTTGAGAACTATGATTATGAAGAAGCGTCAACTTCAAAATCAAGAACTTGCACTTCAAAAACAAGGAAAACTTCCAGTTGATACTCATGCAACCGAAGAGTTTCACCTAGATGAACTTAATCGTTATGAAAAAGAAACTGGTAAATCTTCTGGTTCTCTGAATATGCCTAAAGGTCGCCCTACAAAAAAAGGTGGAGAAACTGATCCTGTGATGAGATCGGTTAGACAGTCAATGCGTAAACAATCAGGAACACCAGTAGGTCAACAGAAAAAGGAGAAGGGTAAAAAACCACCTGTAGCGGGTGAATATGGCGCTCCAGCATCTCCTGCTCAAAAAGTTGCAAAACGTCGTGCTGCTGCTCAAAGATCACAGGACATGATGCATTCAAGGTTTGATTGATCTAAATAGGACAGGATACTCTTCACACGGAGGTCATTATGTCTGCACTAGTCGCTTGGTGTCTTGCTAATCAGGCTCTGATTGCAACAGTTCTGTTTGCAGTTTCAGAGGCATTGGGAGCAAACCCAAAGGTAAAATCAAACGGTATTCTTTCACTCATTCTTATTCAAGCTCAAGCAGCACTTAAGAAGAAAGGCGCTACAGATTTAACTCCTTGAACTAAAAAATAAAAATGCATTTCTAGGAGAAGTGAGAACTTCTCCTTTTTTATAAATATTCTTAGATTAACTATTCGTGTAGGGTAAACAAAATGGCACTCTGGGGCAAAGCGGACGACATTTATTCTCCTGGTTCCGTAACCGTAAATTATGAAAATAAAACAATTACTGGTACTGGTACTTCATTCACCTCTGCATCTGAAGGTGATGTTATCAGCATTGGAACTGGAAAGACTTTTGGTTCTGCAGTAATCTCAGGAATTACTTCAAATACTGTGATTTCAATTGCTTCAACTGATACCTTAAATGGTGAAGCAATTTCTGCAGTAAGTGTATATACAATTTCTCAGATGCCTAAGTATGCACTACTTGATTCTAATTATACCGACGCGCAGATTTTTGGAGCAGACAGCAATATTGAAGTAGACGCAAATACTGGAACTCAATACGCTCTAACTCATGCTGGTTGGGTTGGAATTAAGACTTATGTTGATACTGATGGAAATCTGAGAGTAAAGACTGAAACTCTTGTAGCGATGTCTGGTATTTCCACAGGAACTGCGGATTATATCAATACTGCAACAGCAACTGATTATGAGGACATTGTTACTGCTGCTGGTGATGCAGCGGATGATGCTACACTTCAGGATGTGAAGATTACAATCAATACTCAACCATCTAATGCTGTTGGTGTTGCTACAACTACGCTTACCTTTACAGTTGCTGCTATTTCTGATCCCCCAGGAAATGCTTCAGCACTTAGCTACCTCTGGCAGGTATCTACTAATAGTGGAACATCCTGGTCCGATCTTTCTAACGGTGGTGATTATAGCAATACAACGACTGCAACAGTTAGTGTTGCTAATACCAACGCTGTTAAGAATGGTTACCAGTATCGTGTACTTCTCTCCGCAACTGGAGCACGTATAGTTGCTTCAAATGCTGCAACACTAGGAGTAACTACCGTTTGATAGAATATGATTTTTAATGAATTGACGAATGATAATTTCCTTCTTTTTGCGATTAAAAATTATGAAAATCCTCAAGCGGTTACGAAGGAAGATTTTGATAAAGATTTAAATTATTTTAAATATATCAAAAGACTATTGAAACGATATAAAAGTACGGGTGAGTTAAAAACTCACCTTCTACTTAATCATTTTATTGTTCTATACAATATCTTTGGCGAAGCAACGACTCCGATGCTTTTTTTTAAGATAGAAAAAGATTTATGGTCGGTGATGAAAACTTTTATTATGTTTCTGGGAAAACTCCCAGAATATCCAAAATGTTATATACATGATATACCTGTGGATATGAACTGTTTGCACGAACTTCAGAAAATTTTCAATGGAAAACACAAAGCTTGATTGGATTATTTCTATAGTTCGCACTCTTAAAGAGGAAGGTGGAATGGTCGTAGGTGCAGGTGGATTTACAAATGCAGCAGATCCAAAGGGTCCAGTTGCTGGTTTTGATCCCGTTATCGGTTCTTCTAGAAGAAAAAAGATAATTGGTCTTGGAAAAAATTCCCGAAATCGTTGGGATCCCAAAAAACAAAACAGGTAAGGGTCATGTTTGGTCAAGAATCAAAAATTAAAGTTGCAGTTCTTGAAGAAAGAGTAAAAATTCATGAAGAAATGGTAGAGCGCGTAGATGCCGCCATTCAAACCCTAAGTGAAACTAATCAAAACATTTGTAAAATGCTCGCAGTGCATGATGAAAGAATAGTTAATTGCGCTAGAAGTGATGAAGATACAAATGAAAAACTTGGAAAACTTGAAGTAAAAGTTGATGAACTTTCAAAATTTAGATGGATGGTTGCTGGAGTAGTTGCTATTACTCTATTGTTTGTTCCATTTGTAACAGATTTTATACAGACTTCTTTAAATTCATTCTCAGAACAAGTTAAAAATAAATAAGTTTAGAGTTGGCTTAATAGCCACAATGAAAACTAAAGACAAACCTGTAACCCTATATAAACTTCAAAAGTTCACCAACTCTGTTGTAAAATGGACTGGAATCTTAGCAAGTGCTTGCCGTGAATACAGTCGTTGACGATACCAGTATTTTTTGCTAGAGTAGTAAATATCTGTACGAATTATTATGGACTTTGTTGATGTTAAATACATCAATTTGATTTCTCATAGACTTCAAAAATTTAAAAGAATTAAGACGAGTCTTTACAATTTTCGCTGCCCAATTTGTGGAGATTCTCAAAAGAATAAAAATAAAGCAAGGGGATATCTGTATCAAGTTAAAAGCAACACCAACTTTAAGTGCCATAATTGCGGAATTAATGTTTCTTTCAATAATTTTTTAAAAAGTATTGATGCTAATATTCACAAACAATATACGTTTGAGAAATTTAAAGAGGGTCATACTGGTAGAAACTTTACTGTAGAGGACCCTGAATTTAATTTTGAGGAACCTAAGTTTAAACCTAAACTAAATTTGCCCAAAGCATCTGAAAATCTGGATGCAAAAAAATATCTTGAAAATAGAAAATTAAATCCAGATAAATTTTATTATACCGACAAATTTAAAGAGTGGACCAACTCTCTTCAACCAACATTCGACAGCACTAGTAAAGATGAACCTAGGATAATTATTCCTTTGTTTTATCAAAATACGTTAGTCGGATTTCAGGGAAGATCTCTTGGACCAAACAAGGTTAAATACATTACCATAATGCTTGATGATAATGCCCCAAAAATTTATGGTCTCGATGAAGTACAAAAAGATCAAACTGTCTACGTCACAGAAGGACCCTTCGATTCAACTTTCGTTCGCAACGCGATTGCTCTTTGCGGAGCTGACGGTGATATTAGTAAGTGGGGTATTAGCGATTGTGTGTGGATCTATGATAACGAACCACGTAATGCAGAAATCCACCGCCGAATCGAACACTGCATTAGTAAAGGAGATAAGGTCGTAATTTGGCCTTCAAACATTCAACAAAAAGACATTAATGAAATGATGCTATCTGGACTGAATGTTCAGTCTGTGATAGAATCAAACACATATTCTGGATTAGAAGCAAAACTAAAATTTACTACTTGGAAGAAAATATGAGCAACGGAACCAAAGTAAAAAAGCGTGATGGGCGAATTGAGTCCCTTGACCTGGATAAGATGCATCTGATGGTTGAGGAGGCATGTAGGGGTCTTGCAGGCGTCTCTGCGAGTCAAGTTGAGATGACTTCGGGCATTCAATTTTATGATGGAATTACCACAGCAGAGATTCAGGAAATTCTGATTCGTTCGGCTTCAGATTTAATTGACTTGGACCATCCAAATTATCAATATGTTGCAGCAAGACTCTTGTTATTTGCTCTTCGTAAAAGTTTATTTGGAAAAATGATCGAACTTCCTCACCTGGAAGAACACATCATTAATTGTGTTCAAAGAGAAATATATGATAATGATATTTTTAACAAATATTCAAAAGAAGAAATTGATAAGGTAAATACATTTATTGATCATGATCGTGATTTTCTGTTTACCTATGCTGGACTTCGACAAGTAGTTGATAAGTATCTTGTTCAAGATAGAAGTTCTGGAAAAGTATATGAAACTCCTCAGTTCATGTACATGATGATTGCATTAACTATTTTTGCGGAATACCCCAAAGAAACTAGACTTTCATACGTCAAAAAGTATTATGACGCAATCTCCAAACACAAAATCAACATTCCCACACCTATCATGGCGGGAGTGCGAACTCCACTTCGACAATTTGCTAGCTGTGTTCTTGTTGATGTTGATGACACCCTCGATAGCATCTTTAGTTCTGATATGGCTATCGGCAGATATGTTGCACAAAGGGCGGGCATCGGTATCAACGCAGGTCGCATCCGTGGTATCAACAGCAAAATCAGAGGTGGAGAGGTACAACACACAGGCGTTGTCCCCTTCCTTAAAAAGTTTGAAGCAACTGTACGATGCTGCACTCAAAACGGGATCCGAGGTGGTTCGGCTACAGTCCACTTTCCTATCTGGCACCAAGAAATAGAAGATATCTTAGTATTGAAAAATAATAAGGGAACTGAAGATAATCGTGTTCGTAAGTTAGACTACAGTATCCAAATCTCCAAACTCTTCTATGAACGATTCATCCGCAACGAAGAAATTTCACTCTTTAGTCCCCACGACGTTCCTGAGCTTAGTACTAATTTTGGGCTTGATGGATTTGACGATCTTTATTTGGCTGCAGAACGAAATGAGTCTATTCCAAGAAAAACTATTGGCGCTCAAGAACTCATTCTCAGTCTTTTAAAAGAGAGGGCTGAGACTGGTCGAATCTATATCATGAATATTGATCACTGCAATTCTCACTCATCTTTCAAAGACAAAATTGAAATGAGTAACTTATGTCAGGAAATTACTCTACCAACTTATCCTATTCAACATATTGATGACGAAAATGGAGAAATTGCACTTTGCATCCTCTCCGCAATTAATGTTGGTAAAGTCAAGTCTGATGAAGAACTTGAAGAACTTTGTGATCTTTCTGTTCGTGGATTGGAAGAACTAATTGATTATCAAAAGTATCCTGTTGCGGCAGCAGAACTTGCTACCAAGGCAAGGAGATCTCTTGGAATTGGGTATATTGGATTAGCACACTATTTGGCGAAACTTGGATTTAAGTATGACTCTCAAGAAGCGTGGGATGCGGTTCATGGTCTTTCTGAATCTTTCCAGTTTTATCTTTTGAAGGCATCTAATCAACTTGCTAAAGAGAAGGGTTATTGTGACTACTTTGGTCGTACTAAGTATGCGGACGGAATTCTTCCCGTTGATACATACAAAAAAGATGTAGACGAAATTTCAGCAACTCCACTACAACATGATTGGGAATCACTTAGAGCATCCATCTTGGCTCACGGTCTCAGGCACTCAACACTGTCCGCACAGATGCCATCGGAGAGCAGTTCCGTTGTGTCAAACGCAACCAATGGAATCGAGCCGCCTCGTGGATTCTTGTCCATTAAGAAATCAAAGAAAGGACCTCTTAAGCAGATTGTCCCCCAGTATCAAACACTTAAGAACAATTATACGCTTCTGTGGGATATGCCTAGCAATCGCGGGTACATCAATATTGTTGCTGTTATGCAAAAATTCTTCGATCAAGCGATTTCTGGAAACTGGTCCTATAATCCAGAGAATTATGAAAATAATGAAGTTCCTGTTAGCGTGATGGCGAATGACTTCTTGACTACATACAAGTATGGGTGGAAAACTTCTTATTATCAAAATACTTACGATATTAAGACTGATGAAGTGGTAGAAGAGAAACCCAATCTTCAAGATTTACTAAGTGAATTAAGTTCAATAGAGGAGGGCGAGTGTGAATCCTGTGCAGTTTAAAGTTTCTTCAACTGAAGATCAGACCCAAATTAAAGGGATGACCGTATTTAATACTGAGAAAGTGGACACCAAAAAGCAACCAATGTTTTTTGGAAAACCGCTCGGAGTTCAAAGATATGACTCGTACAAATATCCTATCTTTGATAAATTAACAACTCAACAACTCGGATATTTTTGGAGACCTGAAGAGGTATCTCTTCAAAAAGACCGAGGAGACTATCACACTCTTCGCCCAGAACAAAAACACATTTATACTTCTAATTTAAAATACCAGATTATGCTCGACTCTGTTCAAGGTCGTGGTCCTGGTATGGCGTTTATTCCCTATTGTTCCCTTCCAGAACTGGAGGCATGTATGGAAGTGTGGGGTTTCATGGAAATGATTCACTCACGCTCATACACATACATTATTAAAAATGTTTATTCAGATCCATCTGAGGTGTTTGATACTATCATCCATGATAAGCGTATTCTAGAGCGTTCTAGGAGCGTTACAGAATCATATGATGACTTTATTCAATCCGCTCAATCTTATAGTACATCCAAAGATTGGATGTTTAGACTTGAAGGAGTCACAAACGCAAAGGAAACACTCAACGATGTTAAAAGAAAACTCTACAGAGCAGTCGCTAATGTTAACATTCTTGAAGGTATTCGGTTCTACGTTAGTTTTGCTTGTTCTTTCGCCTTCGGTGAACTTAAGCTTATGGAAGGATCAGCTAAGATCATCTCTCTCATCGCAAGAGACGAAAATCAACACCTAGCAATTACTCAGAATATTCTGAATAAGTGGAGAGATGGTGATGATCCAGAAATGAAGCAAATTGCAAAAGAGGAGGAAGAGTGGGTTTATGCAATGTTTGATCGTGCTGTGAATGAAGAAAAGAAATGGGCAGATTATCTGTTCAAAGATGGAAGCATGATTGGATTAAATGATAAACTTTTACAACAATATGTTGAATGGATTGCTAATCGTAGATTAAAATCAATTGGACTTAAACCTCAATATGATATTTCAGCAAACAATAATCCCCTTCCTTGGACTCAGCATTGGATCTCCTCTAAAGGTCTCCAGGTTGCTCCCCAGGAAACGGAAATCGAAAGTTATGTGATTGGTGGAATCAAACAAGATGTAAAAAAAGACACATTTAGTGGGTTTAAACTATGATTTAAGACTGAAGTTGAATGTTGTATAAATAAATATAACTCCACTTCAGTCTTAAAATGAATAACTATATTCTTTACTATTACTTGAGGGAGGACTTTAGTTCTCCCTTTTATGTTGGTTATGGAAAACCAAGAAGAATACACGCAAAACATTTAAGGAGTAATGGAGCAAACTTATTACCATCAAGAGAAAGAAGGTGGATTGTAAAATCTGGATTAACTAAAGAAGAAGCAATAGAACTTGAAATAAAACATATAGCACTTTGGAAAAGAGAGTGTGATGGTGGAGTTTTATTAAACCAAAATCTTGGTGGAGAAGGAAAACCAGGAGGACAAAAAACCAGAGGATTTAGTGGGAAAAAACATAGTGAAGAAAGTAAAAAGAAAACATCATTAAAAGTTGCTGGTAAAAACAATCCAAAAGCAAAAAAATATATCTTCATTTCTCCAGATGGTAAAAAACATATTGTAGAAGGTGGAGTTAAAAAGTTCTGTAAAGAAATAGGAATAACTTATGATGCGGTTTTGGGAAAGAAAAGCAAGAACACAAAAGGTTGGACTATAATAAATAACTAAAAAGTATTCATAAAATGGACGCACAGGAACTTCGCAATCTCCAAGAAGCTTATAGTCAGGTTTATGAACTTGATGAAGCAATCAGAAATCCTGAAAGCAGAAAGAAACTTCGTGCTATAATGGATACTGATAAAGGAAGAAAAGGTGACGCCTCAAAGGGAGAAAATCCACGTAGCAAGTATCCTTCGGAAAGGAGTAAGCAAGCATTTCATCTCCTTCATGGAAGTGGTGAAACTGGGTCAAAGGGAAATCCAGTAAGAAGTCGTGGTGGAACAAATGCTCCTGCTGACGAAAGAGTTGGAAAAGGTCCTAATCGTGCTAAAAACGCAGCATATTGGGCGGGCAATGCTGGTCCAACTAGAGATAGGGGAGCAGGAAACAAAGCAGCAAGAAGAGCAGGTAAGTCTGTTCCAAATACAAGAGATGTTGATGAAAGTTATGACCTCTACGACATCATTCTCTCGCATCTTCTTGATGAAGGTTATGCTGATACTCAAGAAGCAGCAGAAGTCATTATGGTGAATATGAGTGAAGAGTGGAGAAACTCTATTATCGGTTAATCTATTTTAGTTTTTATTATGAAACCAAAAATACTTTCGCAGGATTCCAATTATGATGAATGGTGTGAGCAAGAACTTTTAAATGCTTTTAAAGAAGCAGCAGAATATGATGATTATTTGTTCGGAGATCATGACTATTCTTATATTTGGATAAGTAAAAATACCGAAGAGTAGCATACATAGAGGAGGAATTGCCTCCTCTTTTTTTATGGCTAAAAATCAAATAACAAAGGAAGAACTTAAGGTTCGCATTTTAAGATTGAAACATCAACTTAATATAGAGCACATTCGTCCAGAAATGGATATGAAAGGACTTGCTCATAAATATCTCAACGAAGTTCTTGATATTCTTGATGAGTATAGATATTGACTATGAAAATCCTTGGACGTATAAGGGAAAATATTTTAATTCAGATGATATTCAAGATTATTTTGGTTTTGTTTATCACATTCACTGCAATCAAACTGGGCGTGATTACATTGGTAGAAAATATTTCTGGAGTTTCCGAACACCGAAGGGAAAATCTAGAAAGGTTAAAGCAGAGTCTGACTGGAAATGCTATTATGGATCTTGTCCAGAACTCAAAGAAGATGTGAAAAAATATGGTAGGGAGAATTTTACGCGCACTATTTTATCATTACATAAAACAAAGGGCAAAACTAACTTTGAAGAAACAAGACAACTCTTTGCCCACAACGTCCTTACAGAATCTCTTGACGACGGAAGACCAAGGTACTACAATAGCAACATCCTTAACAGGTACTTCCGAAAAGATTATTATGACTGTAACGACTGAGGATATTGTTTCAGATATCCGTGATTGGTCTATTGAAACAATTAGTTTGATTAAACCTATTAATAGTGCTAATGCTAAAGCAATTTACGATGAGTTTCGTGAATGGATTGAACCTGAAAGTGACGAGATCAACATCTTGTCTTTGGAACCAGAGGACTGATTTCTTGACAAATCCTAAATATTAACTTATTATGTACATAACCCATCGAATTCGGTGGGTTTTTTAATAATGAGTCATTGAAGTGACATTTAGAGCCTAGGAGATTGCCCCTTGAGAAAGGGGAAGTGCGCTTTCTCTATTAGGATGTAGAGTTCAATCGGAGTTAATGCAAAATTTCTTTACAGTAGCCCTGCCTCTTATGGCAACGGTTACAACCAGTACGGCAACACTGCCTTCAGTGTTTCCTCCTCCACCTGTGAATAATCCACCTTTCGCAATTATTCAGGAGGAGCCTACATCAAAGACAGCAATCCGCGAGGTTGCTCCCGAAAAGCCAAAAGAGAAAAGGCTAATTTGTAAAGGGTGTAATGAACATGAGAATGCTACCCTGGTATTTTTCCAGGATCGTGGTATTAAAGACAGAAACGCCCTTGCTACCATCATGGGTAACATTCGTCAGGAATCAACTTTTATTCCTAACATTTGTGAAGGTGGTAGCAGAACCAGTTGGAGTAACTGCGGCCGCGGTTACGGACTGATTCAATGGACATCTGCCGACCGTTATTATGGATTGGGTGATTTTGCTAAGAAGTATGGTGGTTCGCCATCATCACTTCATACGCAACTTCGTTATCTAACGACTGAGGTTCAATGGCAACGAATTGAAGATAGGATGAAAACTCCTGGTAAGTCTATCAATCGTTACATGGACTATGCGTATAGTTGGATTGGTTGGGGGTATCATGGTGCCCGCACTTCGTATGCTCATGATTATGCGTCCCGACTGATCACGGTAGAGGTTGAAACTAAAAATTCCTAATCTAGGATAAATACGGGGGAGTGCATAACTCCCCTATGTTTAACTTTAACTTTGGTAAAAAGAAACCAGATATAAAACAATACGCAATTATAGGGATTGTATTATCTTCTATTATTGCAGCACTCTCACAATGTACTGGAGTATCTGAAAATGGACTTTGGGATTTACTGGACGAGATTCAAAGAAAATATTTCCCGCAAACGATTCTTAATGAGTTTGTACTTAAAGATCCTGAGAAATTAGAGAGGAGAATTAAGAGAGATGTAGATCGAGCACTGAATGAAGTGACTCCAGAATATGATCGTATCATTCGTGAAGCAGATAAAAAATATAAACCAAGATATTCTGAGAAACCGATAGACTCTAATCTTCAAACTGGAGAATCGAGATTACTTGGTGGAGAAATGAGAATCTGTGCTGTATGGGTTGACGATTGCCCAAAGGATTGATACAATAAAGACATCGGGTAGGTTTCCGAGTGGTTAAAGGAATCTGACTGTAAATCAGACGGCTCTGCCTTCACTGGTTCAAATCCAGTCCTGCCCACCTTGACGATCAAACCACCGTCTGCTATGATATGAGAGTTGAAAATCAACTGCGGTACTCCCCTTCAGTAGGTTCAGGAGTGGCGGCGATAGGAACCTACTTATGGGCTAGTAACTCAGTGGAATAGAGTAACGCTCTTCTAAAGCGTGAGTCGCTGGTTCGAATCCAGCCTAGCCCGTTGGATAGTATAAATAATATTATCCAAATATAAAATAAAATGTCAACCTGTTCTACTTGCAAAATTGAATTAAACGAAGACAATGCTTATAAAAAGGGCAAACGACTTCAATCATATTGCAAGACTTGTATGAATAGAATATTTCAAGATCGTTGGAAACAACGAAAACTTGATGCTATTCAATACAAAGGTGGAAAGTGTCAAGTATGTGGTTATTCCAAATACTATGGTGCTTTAGAATTTCATCATAGAAATCCCAAAGAAAAAGAATTTGTTTGGCAAAAAATGCGATTAGTTTCAAAAGATAAGTTAACTGCAGAACTTGATAAATGTGATTTACTCTGTGCCAATTGTCATAGAGAAATACATCACGAAATACTTATTCCACAATAGCTCAGCGGTAGAGCATTCGACTGTTAATCGACTGGTCCCTGGTTCGATCCCAGGTTGTGGAGTTGGAAGGACTGGAAATGTCTGGGACTTCCTCTAAATCCTAAGTTTACTTAGGTCGGGGACTTGATCACCCCCGTTCGTTGCCTAGTTCTGGGGTCCTCCGTTGGTTGAGGGTTACCCTTCCTAGGCATTTGGGCGATTAACTCAGCGGTAGAGTGCCTCGTTTACACCGAGTATGTCGGCGGTTCGATCCCGTCATCGCCCACTTGCATAAATACTCAAAAAAGAGTATAATGGAAAAATTATTCAAACTCTTAAGTGATGCTCAGTCATCACTTTTTGTGTTGTTTCATAAAACTTGGGCGTTTCATTGGAATGTAGTTGGTGAAGATTTTACCCAACTACATCAACTTTTTGGTGGACAATATGAAACTATGTTTGAAGAGATTGATAGACTCTCTGAACACATGAGATACTTAAATGTTAAACCTCTGAGTTCTCTTTCAAGAATGCTTGAGGTTACGCAAATTAAAGAAGCGGCAAGTTCAACTGGTGCAAAAGAAATGCTCCAAGAACTTCTTGAAAATAATACTAAATTTTGTGAGTTAATGTCTGAGATTTCAGAAGAAGCAGAAGAGCAAAAATCGTATGCAACTGCGAATTTAGTTCAAGATTTAATGGAGTCTCATGGTAAATTTGTATGGATGTTAAGATCACATTTACAGTGATAAGGATGAAGAACAATGATTTCAGTAAGATGCAAGGATTGCAATAGAGAATTAACTGGAAATTCCACAAAGACGGTAACTTGTGGATGTTCTAATATGACTACTATTCGTGGCGGAATTATTTCTGCTGTTGACTTATCTCGTGTAGTCATGTTAAACTCAATAAATACGAATACAAAAACAGGTATTCTTTCTAACGAAGATCTTGCCTTTCAAGAAGCGAGACGTAAGCGTAAAGTCAGAAAACTTGATTTTGAAATTCGTTAAAACCTGGAAGCGTGGCCGAGTGGTTTAAGGCACCTGTCTTGAAAACAGGCAATGTGAAAGCATTCGTGGGTTCAAATCCTACCGCTTCCGTTACAAATATTACAGAATTTAAGATTGTCTTAAACACTTTCTTGAAACCAACACAAACTTGACAGTCTAAGAACACTCACTAGCATAACTAGTAGTATTCAACCTCAACCCCATGGATCAGCACACCTACGATAATTGGGTGAAGATCAAGGAGACTTTTGAAGCCTCTGGGAACACAAATAATATGTTCTACAAGAGAGCAGTTGAAATAGTCAAAACCCACAAAGATCCTCTTGCAAAGTTTCTTGGAGATGAGAAATGATGGAACCATTTGATGATGATTATGCAACACATTCTGAAGTTCAGGAGATGATTGATGCCGCAATACGACGACACAACCGTAATGCTTCTATCATTAGTATGTGCGTTGGTTGGGTGGTTCTTGCTTTATTTGCTGAGGGACTTTTGAGGTTGATTGGAGTTATTCCACCACTTCTACCATGGCTCAACATTACCCTGAAATAATAGGCATCGTCCTACTATTGGTATTTGCCGCCACAATGTTCTATCAAGGAACTTGTATCATAAGAAATCAGCGTGGTTATTCTTTACGTGACTATATGAAACAAGATAGCACAACAATGCGTAAAAGAATAGAGGAACTACTTAGAGACAAATGATAACGATTACAGAAGAAGACTTACAAGAATTACGAGAAATAGTTTTAAGACAAAAAATGGATGAGTTATTTGAAGAACCATCTACCTATGAGGACGAAGAAAATGACTAAAACATTCATATCGTCAATTTTACTTTTCGGTGCGATTGGAACCTTTATTTACTGGGGTCTTACACACGCATATCCACAACATTAGGAGACATTATGGAAAGATTCAAAGATTTTTCAGAGTATGAATTGCGTCTCCTTGCAGATGCAGTATGGGTAAGACAAAGACATCATATTGCTGGAGACCGAAAGTTTAAAGAGTATGGAGCACTTCTTGGTGAGATTCAGAAATTGGTCGATTACAAACCAGGAGTATTCCTATGAGAAAGTTTAATGATGTAGTTCTATCAATCACGGTAGCCATCATTGACTTTCTTTACCGTGATCTACCAATCCAAAGATTCTGGGTTCTGGAAACAATCGCCAGAGCACCTTACTTCGCGTTTCTCAGTGTTCTTCATCTCAGAGAATCACTAGGTCTCCGAACAGAAGAACACTACTACCTGATGAAAGAACACTTTGCTCAAACAATCAATGAAACCGAACACCTCAGAGAAATGGAGTCGCGTGGCGGAGCAGACCGCTGGGTTGATCGTTTTTTCGCTTATCATTTGGTTCTCATCTATTATTGGATTATGGTGGGTTATTATTTTCTTGCTCCTGTTTTCGCTTATCATCTGAACTCAGGTATTGAGTTTCATGCAACAGAAACATACCTAGATTACTTCTGGGATCATCAGGATGATGCGAAGATTGTAGAGATCGCAGTGGATGAAATGAATCATTATATTGAACTAGAACGAGCAATGGAGATGATCTGATGTTATTAGCAAAAGCACTTTTATTTGTTTCAGTTCCTTTCATATTAACAACTCTTTATTTCGGAACAAAAGGGGGGTATTATGATACCGAAAAGTATAAAGGAAACGGAACCGCACATTAGACAGCGGTATCATTTTGCCGCATCAGCATTTGTAAGAATGTGGGGACATAGTTCTTTACATGATCGTCGTATCGTAGAATTCTGTGAAGTATGGGCATATAGAACTGAAAATGCTCCGTTAGACAGCATGACTTTAGACCAATATTTTTATTACGAATTTAAAACTTGGAGAGGATACTAGTGACTAATTTGCTCATTTCTAGTTTAGAGAATTAGTAATGCATATCCAAACTAAATACGTTAAATAATTGTTAAATTAAAAGATTAACCAATGACTTTATTATCAGAAGTACCTATTTTTAATCTTGCTCTTGCTGCAGAGAAAAAGCACGGAGAGCATACTCATATGGTTATTGAAGCAATTCCCAAAGATGAAAATGCAAATACTGATATTAATAATGTTTCAGTAAATGATGTAGTTTGGTGGGTGGAGTTTGAAGATCAGGTGAAAACATTTAATACATTTGATGAAGTAAGTCGTTTCTTTATGGAAGAAGCGGTTGCAAGTTCACCCGCCACTGTGGTATAATAATCAAGTCAACAAAAACGGGGTGTAGCGCAGTTTGGTAGCGCATCCGCTTTGGGAGCGGGCGGTCGTAGGTTCAAATCCTATCACCCCGACTTACATTTTATTTTTTTAAATGGAAAAATTTACTGTAGAAGAATTTCAATCTAATTTCGATAACCTCATGGACAGAGTAGAAAACGGAGAATCTTTTTTGATTACTAGTGAATATGGTGATGCAGTAATAGTTCCACATAACGAAGAAGTTGAAGAAGTCATACGAATACACACCGAACTAAACAATGATGCCCCATAATTTTTTGGGACTGTCGCCTATGGGTTAAGGCCCACTGCTTATAACGGTGTGAACGGAGTTCAATTCTCCGCAGTCCTATTGGAGGTTCCGTGCCTGTGAAGAGAAATCTGAGGCTGGGTAAATCCTCCATTCGCTATTTGCGAATAGCGAATGCTCCTTTAGCAATCTGGTGAATGCAGCGAACTCATAATTCGCCTAAGGCGTGTTCGATCCACGCAAGGAGCACTGGACAGATCCGAAACTGTCCTACTTGACTTTCATAAGTCAAACCCTTATAATAACAAGGTCAACATTCAAAACAATGACTCTTACAGCAAAATTCAAGAAAGATGTTCAAACCCTTAAGGGTGCTGCAAACGGCGAATTTTATCTTGATGTAAAGAATCCGAAACTTTATAAAAAAGTTCGTCGCTTTTATGAAAATGAAGGTGTAGTATTCTCTGGTGATCCTCTTGATGACTATGAAATGCTCCTCGATTACATTGCTGCAGATCTTGAATCAGTTGAAGTTGCATGACTAAAATTCTTCTAGAGCGTGAAGGGTATCGCTTTATTGAAGCGGGTATTCTTGAAATTAACGGTAAACCCGATTATCGCTTGCAAAAGCAAAATGAATACACTAAACGCTGGAATGACATTTATCTTTTTGATAACGGTCTACAATGCACTACTGCAATGGAAGATATTGAATATGCGAAATGGTTAGATCCTGATCGTGTTCCTTGTTATGTCGATCCTGATGATCTTCAGGATTGGGATTAGTTAAATAGTCTCGGAATGACTTAAAACTTGCCCTGGTCGGGAGCAAACCCCTTATGTCTAAAACAAGTGTCTTAAGATATCTTGGAAATATTCTTCTCATAGTTGGTTATCAAATCATGTTATGGGGGGATTTTAAATATGGGTTATTGGTAAAGTTTGTTGGTGGCGCACTCACAATACCATTTGCAATCAAATTAAAACTCTATGATGTTCTAATTTTATGTGCTTTCTTTTCTGTTAATGAGTTTGCAAAATTATCCCAACTTTTCCTAGTTCAGTCAAACTAGGTGGTGGAGTCAAAACGACCCCTTTTGGTTTCTTGCCTTCCCATTAAAAGGCAAGTGGTGCGGATGGGACTCTCTCCCGCCTGGTTTCCAATTTCCAGTCAAAGAATTGGTGGCGAGCCTGAGTTACCCAAGGGAGGTTTACAAAACCTCCCTTTTTTAGTAGAATATATAATAAGAAGATTATTTACTTGATTGCTTTTATGAGTCAATATACGAAAACAGCACTTGTACTTGGTGCTGGTGGTTTCATTGGAAGTCACATGGTAAAAAGACTGCGCTCCGAAGGATATTGGGTTCGTGGTGTAGATCTTAAACTTCCTGAGTTTTCAGAAAGTGAAGCACATGAATTTATTGTAGGAGACCTAAGAGATCTTACTTTTGTTGAAAGAGTTCTCCAATATAAAGGTCCTTACAGAAATTTCTATAACTTTGTTCCTTCAAGATATATTGATACCTTTGATGAGGTATATCAATTTGCTGCTGATATGGGTGGAGCAGGTTTCGTCTTTACTGGCGAAAACGACGCTGATATTATGCATAACTCGTCACAAATTAACCTTAATGTTCTTGAGGCACAGCGTCAATTAAATGACTTTAAGAGCGTAAATAAGACTAAAATTTTCTATTCTGGATCTGCTTGCATGTATCCAGAACATAATCAATTGGATCCCGATAATCCAGACTGTCGTGAAGAATCAGCATATCCAGCAAACCCAGATTCCGAATATGGATGGGAAAAACTCTTCAGTGAAAGACTCTATTTTGCGTACTATCGTAACTATGGGATTCCTGTTAGGGTCGCTCGTTATCACAACATCTTTGGCCCAGAAGGAACATGGGAAGGTGGAAGAGAAAAGGCACCTGCAGCAATCTGTCGCAAAGTCGCCTACCTCCCAGAAGAAGGAGGAACTATTGATGTGTGGGGTGATGGAAAACAAACTCGGTCGTTCTTGTATATTGATGAATGCATTGAGGCAACCCGCAGATTAATGGATTCTGATTTTATTGGACCAGTGAATATTGGATCAGAAGAAATGGTTACTATCAATCAACTTGTAGAAACTGCAGCAAGAGTTTCTGGAAAAACTGTAGAAAGGAATCATATCGATGGACCTCTTGGAGTTCGCGGACGTAATTCCAACAATGATCTTATCCGTGAAAAACTGGGATGGGATTATTCTCAGACTCTTGAGGAAGGAATTCGTAAGACTTATAATTGGATTGAGTCCCAAATCCTAATTAAAGAAACAACTGATAATTTATTGCAAACAGTATGAAAATTACTATTCTTGGTTCCAGTGGGCAGATTGGTGCCTACCTTACAGATTACTTGCGCGAAAAAGGTCATTATGTTTATGAGTTTGATGTCGTAAATAATCCTCATGAGGATATGACCTTGATTCCCAATCTTCTTCTTGAAGAAAGAATTGCAGATTCAGACTTTGTGTTCTTCCTTGCATTTGATGTTGGTGGATCTCGTTATCTTAAAAAGTATCAACACACTTTCCAATTCATTGATAACAATGGTCGTTTGATGGTCAATGCATTTGGACTTCTTAAAAAGTATAATAAGAGGTTCATCTTTGCATCATCTCAGATGAGTAATATGAGTTACTCTCCATATGGAGTTCTCAAGAATGTTGGTGAACTTTATACTAAGTCATTGAATGGACTTATCGTTAAGTTCTGGAATGTTTATGGTATTGAAAAAGATCATGAGAAGGCTCATGTAATCACTGACTTTATTCGTAAGGGATTTGAAACTGGTGTTATTGATATGATGACTGATGGACAAGAAGAAAGAGAATTTCTTTATGCTGAGGATTGCTGTGAAGCACTTGAATCAATCATGGAAAATTATAATGACTTTACCTCAGAGGATAATCTTCACATTACAAGTTTTCATTCTACAAAAATTATTGATATCGCAAGTATAATTTGTGGTCAATTTAATTTGATTGGAAGGCATGATGTTAAGGTTCAACCTTCTGCTGAAAAGGATAGTGTTCAGATGGACAAGAGAAATAAACCAGATACTTACCTGATGAAATGGTGGCAACCTAAGACTACAATTGAGCAAGGAATTGCACAGATTTTTAAGAGTATGAGGGAAGACTATGCTGGCGTTTAATCAAATTGGAAACCTTGGAAGACTTGGAAACCAAATGTTTGAATATGCAGCATTAAGAGGTATTGCTGCTAAACATGAATATGATTGGTGTATTCCTCCAACACATCTGACTGGTATTGAAAACTACAGTCTTCATAAGTGTTTCAAGATGGAGGACGTGCAAGAAGAAAATCTTCAAATTTTAGAAGTCCAATATCTATCTGAAAGATTTTTTCACTTTGATGAAGAGTTGTTTGAGAAATGTCCAGACAATGTAAGTCTTCATGGATTTTTTCAATCTGAGAAATATTTCTCACATGTTGAAAATGTTATAAGAAAAGAATACACGTTTCATGATGAGCACATAGAACCATGTAAAGAGTTTATGTCTGAGTTTGAAGGGCAAGAACCAATCATGCTTCATGTTCGTAGGGGAGATCCAAATTTAATGGATCCTCGTGGTTTTAAGTGGTCTTATACTCAGTGTGGTGATCAGCATCCTGTTCAACCACTTGATTATTATGAACGTGCTTTAGAGGTATTTGATGATAATCAACCAGTGATTGTGTTTTCTGATTCTCCCGAATGGGTCGAAGAGCAAGAATTTTTCTCTGGAGATAGATTTTTTCAATCAGTCCCTCAACAAAAATATGCGGATGGTTCCTATACACCATATGCAGATTTGTGTTTGATGTCCCTGTGTTCTCATGCTATTATTGCTAACAGTTCTATGAGCTGGTGGGGTGCTTGGTTGCAATCAAATCCAAATAAAAAAGTAATCACCCCAAAGAATTGGTTTGGACCAGCATATGCTGATAAGGATACTAAAGATTTGTATTGCAGTGAATGGGAGATTTTATGAAAATAACAGAAAGAGAACATGTAATACATGCTTTAACCAATCCATACTGTGATCTGGGGGTCAATGGTCTAAGATTATTTTCTTTGATAGAACCATGTGATAATTTAATTTGCGTTGATCTGGGTGTTAGACACGGAGTTTCTTCTGCAATTCTCTCTTATCGTGCGGAAGAAAAAAACACCCATATCTTTGGGTGTGATATTACATTCAATGTGCTTGATGAATGGTACGATAGAACTTCTAATTACCACAAAATTGCTGCTGATAGCGTTACTCTTGGAAAAATGTGGGGTGAAGGTTTAGTAGATTTAGTATTTGTAGATACTCTTCACGTTAGAGAACAAGTCCTTGCCGAACTTTATTTTTGGACAGATTATATTAAACCAAATGGATTTTTTGTTTTTCATGATACGGAATGGGAGGATGGTATTTGCGAAATATATGATGGAAGAGAGACTAAAACTGTTAATCATGCAGTTATGGATTTCTTTGGATTGAAGGAGTTGGATGGGGAATATGAAGATGACCATATTGCAGTAAGGCATTTTAAAGAAAGTTATGGTATGACCTTCGTACAAATTAAAGACGTATCTTATATTCCAGAATATAAAAAAAATATTGATTGGGAAGAAGTTTTTGAGATGCGTAACTTCTTAACGAATATATATTTTAATAGATCTTCTCCATATTATATCGAGGAAATTGATCCCAATTGTTTAAATGAAATGGTAATTACTGTATGAAGATTTTTGTAACTGGATGTGCTGGACTTCTTGGGTCCAATTATACTAGGCATCTTCTTAAGAATGGTCATGATGTAATTGGTATTGATGATCTTTCTGGGGGATATAAAGCGTTTCTTCCTAAAGATGAACACTTTACTTTTGCTAAATTGAATCTAGAGAAAAGAAAAAAACTTATAGATTTATTTGATGAACATAAACCAGATGTAGTAGTACATTTTGCTGCTTATGCTGCCGAAGGACTTTCTCCTTTTATTAGGAATTTTAACTATAGGAACAATCTTATTTGCTCTGCAAATTTGATTAATGAGTGCATTAAACACGATGCTAAGATGATTTTTACATCAAGCATGGCTGTTTATGGTGCTCAGGAACCTCCTTTTACTGAAGATAAGAGACCACAACCTATCGATCCTTATGGCGTTGCAAAGTATGCCGTAGAGGTTGATCTTGAATTAGCTCGTAAGCAATTTGGGTTAAGGTATAATATCGTTCGTCCACACAACGTTTTGGGTAAGTACCAAAATATTTGGGATCGTTATAGAAACGTAATTGGAATTTTTATTAGAAAAACTCTAAATGGAATTCCTATTCTTGTGTATGGTGATGGTGAGCAGACAAGAGCTTTTTCAGATATCAAATATTATATGGAACCATTCGATAAACTTCTAACAGAGTACGATGGTGAAATTTTTAATATTGGTGCTGATAAGTATTTTTCACTTAATGAAGTTGCTCAAACAGTTCAAAAGATTGGGCGAAAATATGGATATGATGTTCCTATCGAGCATGGGGAAGCTAGGCATGAAGTAAAACACGCTTATTGTGATCATACAAAAGCAAAGACTATATTAGAATTTGTGGATAACACAAACCTTGAAGATCTCATTGAAGATGTTTTTGTTTGGGCTATGAAGCAACCAAATAGAAAAGTTAAAGATATGGATTATGAAGTTACTAAAAATATTTACGAATACTGGAAAGACTGATGCAAGAACCAATCAAAGGATTAACGACGGATAGGGATGAATTTTTATCAAGGGAAGAATTAAAAGAATATGATTATGATTTCTTGAATAAACTTTATGTAATGTTTTTAGATGACGAGGGTGCTTTATTTAATTGGTTGGGTTGTAATGGATTAGTGGAACAATTGGATTTTCATAAAAAATATGTGGATCAAATCAAACCTAAAAATGTTTTAGAGGTTGGAACTCATAAAGGATATTATTCATATTTTATGAAAAAGTTAATTCCAGATGTTAAAATTTGGACATTCGGCATAAATGAAGAAAGTCAACTTTGCGTTGATGAAATTCACAAGTATTTTGGTGAAGAATTTATTACTTTCTTTCCTGGAAATTCTGTAGAGACTTTAAGTAATTTTGAGAATCCAGAACAAATTAAATTTGATCTTGCTTGGGTTGATGGTGGGCACGATTACGAATGTGCATATTCAGATTTAAAAAATTGTGCTAGACTGGGAATTGATAATATATTAATTGATGATTGTGATAATGGGCTTGTGAGTAAATCTGTACAAAATTTTGTGAATGATAATCAACCAAAATACGTTATTATGGAAGAAAGTCCTTTTGAAAGAAAGATCACATACATTGGAAATTCATCTCATTGGAAACCAATTTCATCGGAAACCTTAAATTAAATTAATTAAAATTATGAGAAATTCAAAAGTTCTTGTCTATCAACCAAAGAATAGACCTGCTAAAGTCGCTAAACCATTTAGTATTCAAGACATCTATGAAGATGCATGTGCATGTGAAGTATCTGATATTTACATGCATCTTCCTGTTTTGTATGAATACGCTAAGAAGTGTGATCATGTAACCGAAATGGGGGCAAGATCTGGAAATAGTACATCTGCATTTTTATATGCTAATCCTAAAAAATTTGTCTCTTATGATTATCAATATGAAAATCCAGAACCACACCTCGCTAGAGAAGTTAACGCTCTAATTAAAGTCTTTCATCAAGCACAAGAATTGGGTGTGAATTGTGAATATATTGGTGCCGATGTTCTTACAGTAGAAATTGAAGAAACTGATATGCTTTTCATTGATACGTGGCACTGCTACGATCAACTTAAAAAAGAACTAGAACTTCATGCTGGTAAAGTTAGAAAGTATATTGCTTTTCACGATACCTATACATTTGGTGAGCGTGGTGAAGGTTATCCATCCATGGATCCAAACCATCCACAAAGAGATACTCTTGATGGATCAGGTGGAATTAGACTAGCAATTGATGAATTCTTGGAAGAAAATCCCGAATGGGAAATTGAATATGAGACTGAAGAAAATAACGGACTAATCATTATTACTAAGAACTGATATGAAAATTTTTGATTCGTTTCGATTCTTTAATGAGTTGGAACTTTTAGAAATTAGATTTAATCTACTTTATGATGTTGTAGACTATTTTGTAATCACTGAATGTCCATATACAATTAGTGGACATGAAAAGCCATTACTTTATCTGGAAAATAAAGATCAGTTTTCAAAGTTTAATGATAAAGTGATTCATGATATTACGGAAGAAATTCCTAATGACTTCTCGGATTATGTAGAGAAGAAAAAATATCATACTGCCTATGGGGATATTGATAATAACTGCGGGCAGAGATTTATTGATATTCCTGTTAGGTATCAAAGAGATATCTACGCTAGAAATTGTACAGCGTTTTCTTTAGAAAAGGCAGGAGTTTCTGATGAGGATATTGTTATTACCAGTGATGCTGATGAAATTGTTAATCCATTAATTCTTAAGAATGTGGATTGGTTCGATGCTTCAAATCATTATGCATGTCTTCAAAGATCATTTTATTATAAACTCAACATTCTTTATCAAGAAAATTGGGCAGGATCTAGAATTTGTTCTTGGAAAACTCTTAAGGAGATTAGTGTTGATAAACTGAGACAGAGTTTAAGTGAATCTCATTTAATCGAGTCTGCTGGTTGGCATTGGAGTTATTTTGGTGATGCTGATAAATTCAAACAAAAGTTAGCAGCGTCTGCAGACTGCCATCACAATACACCAGATGTAATTGATAATGCAGAAGAAAAAATTGAAAACGGATTAGATCCTCTCAATCGCGGAAATGTTTATCCTACAGTTCCTATCGATGATTCTTTCCCAGAATACATTTTGAATAATCAAGATAAGTTTACTCAGTACATTAAACCATGGAATTGATTGAAGGCGTAGCATTATCTAAACTTTGCGATTACTCTTTCGGTGATCAATCTGGACAATGGGGTAATATTTTTACCTCTTTTATGAAAGATGCTAATTTAACAAATGTTGAATTTGTTTCTAAAGTTTTTGAACTAAAGAAACAAAGAAACTATATGACTTTGTTTATTGATAATATCAGACTGTATAAGAGAGATATTGAAGAAGTAAAACCAGAAGATAAAGATTATGTTTGGTCTTTAATGGATAGAAGCGATCTTTTAAAATTGTGTTCTAACTTTAAAGATATAAACTTTATCATCTTTACTAATCTTGAAGATACCCCAATTGATCAATATATCTTTGATGCTATCCCAGAAAATGTCCTTTGTATTTCTGCTGTAAACGCTGCTTCTTGGGGTGGTAAAGTTATTCCAGCACCATATGGATTACAAAGGCAAATGCATCCTGGAGATAATAGAAATGAGATTCTGAATAAAGTGATGTTAGATTCTGATATCACTCCAACCAATCTCTTATACATAAATCATAGCACTCATACAAATCCAAAAGAGAGATCTGGTATTAATGAAATCTTTGAAGATAAGTATTGGGTATTGGTAGATAAAGAACGTGTTGGGTATGAAGAGTTTTTGAAGAAAATCAAAAATCACAAATTTATGATTTGTCCTATCGGTAACGCTTTAGACTGTCACCGAAATTGGGAAGTGTTATACCTCAAAAGAGTTCCAGTGATGAAGAGACATCCTTATCTTGAGGAACTGTATAAGAATTATCCTGTTCTTTTTGTAGACAACTATGAAGATGTTACTGAAGAACTTTTAGTTCAAAATGAACATCTTTATAATGAGGTAAAACAAATAGATTTTACCACATTGACCCTACCATATTTCTATGATAACATTGTAAGTAAAGCTATTAAGGAGATTTCATGCTAGTTAATGAAATGTATCTTGGATCTGGAATTGGAAACCAGATCTGGGGCGCTGTTGTGGTTAGAATCATCGCAGAAAAGTTAGGATATGATTATGGTATTATGGGAAAGCACCTTTGGAAAGGTGCTGGTTGGATGCCTTTTTTCTGGGGTAATGAAGTAATTGGTGGGTCTGGTCCTGATGGAGGACCACCTGATTCTCTTCCGCAAGGAATCGAATACTGGTATAAAGAATGTCAGTATCGACATCCAAAAAGTGGTCATGATTATAATCCTGTTGACCCAATGTTGTTTTTTCTCCCAGATAACACAAAAGTTGATGGAACATTTCAAAACATGATCTTTATTGAAGATCGTCGTGATGATATTAGAGAATGGTGTAAACTTGATGAAGATAAAATTATTAGAGATTATTCTCAAGATAATATTTGTGTAGTTCACTTTAGGGGTGGAGATTATTCTACTGGACATTCTTTCTTGCCTCCCGAGTATTATCAGATGGCGATGAAAGCAATGCAAGAAGAAAATCCTGATATTAAGTTTGTTGTTGTGACTGATGATCCAAATCTAGCTAGAAGACATATTCCAAACGCTGAAGTTGTTGGTGCAGCAGTTTCTGATGAACCAGGGGGTCCAGATTATAAAATTGGATGGTATCAGATGGGTGGAGGCCCTCTTTCTATTGATTACACTATTTTGAATACTGCAAAATATGTTATCATGTCTGCATCTACATTTTCTTTCTGGCCTGTTTGGTTATCTACAGAAGTTAAGAAAGTAATCGCACCAATGTATTGGTTTGATTGGAACATCTCTGATGGATTTTGGAGACCTGCAGATTCCATCGTTATGGATTGGAATTACATGGATAAAAACGGAACAGTAAAGACTGCTGCTCAGTGTTGGGAAGAATACGAGAATTATAAGGGCGTACAAAACTTTGGACTTTCGGGTATCATTACAAAATATGAAAACGATTAATAAAAAGAAAAATTTCTACGGATGGATTGCCGCAGAAAATGAAACTCTTTCTGATTATACTTCTGCATGTCTTGAAGCAGTGGAATATGATAATGAATTTTCTAACTTCAGGAAGAATGAAAAATACAGAACAATTTTAGAAGGTGCTCCAAAACTTTTTTCTGATTATTATGTTCAGAAAATTAATTCTCATTTAAAGAAAAATTTGTTTTACAGCAATCTTGAAAAGTTTAAAGAGAATGATAAGATTGGTAATCCAGACTTATACGATGAGAGTGAAATTGGTTTAATTTCTCCAAGTACTCTTAAGTTTGCATTTAACGCTATTGATATTGTTTGTTTTCTTGAACAACAATCGCAACCTCTTTCTTTAAAAAATATTATTGAGATTGGTGGTGGGTATGGTGGACTTTGTTTACTATTATCTAATCTAATTGAATTTGAGTCTTATACTCTAATAGATTTACCTGAGGCTTGTAAACTTGCTCAAAAGTATATTTCAAATTTCGAGCATTTAAAAGATAAAGTCAATTTCGTTCCATGCGATAAACTTTCTTCAATAAAGAAAAAAGATTTTGATTTAGTTATTGCTGTAAATTCTCTTTCAGAGTGTAATCTTGAAACTCAATTAGATTACTTTGATAAGTTTGTATCTAAATCAAATTTTTCATACATTGTTCGTAATCCAGACACTCAAGAAAGATTTGAGCATCATGTAAAGACTATTGATTCTCTTCCAGAAAACTTTTTAGTTGATGATACAAATAAGGTAGAAGAGTGGTATAGTAGTAATATTATTGTGTATATCAAGCGAGGTGATGAAACTAATGATCAATCTACCTAATGTAACTTTATTCTGCATATCTTCAAATAATATTCCTGGAGCACTCTTTGCTCTACAGCATAGTATGAAGGGAATTAATTTTGGTGCAGTAAAGTTGATTACTCACGAAGATCCAGGTAATCTTCCCGAGGGAATTGAGTTTTCTAAATGCTATGAGATTAAGTCAATTCATGATTACAATTATTATTGCATTTACAACCTGAGCAAACATATTGATACTGATTATTGTCTTCTTGTTCAACCAGATGGGTTTGTAATTAATCCAGATAAATGGGATAATGAGTTCTTTAATTATGATTATATTGGTGCTCCTTGGGAGCAAGTTCCTCATTCTTATCTGGATCCTTGGGGAAAACCTCATAGAGTTGGAAATGGGGGATTCTCTTTTAGAAGTAAAAAACTTTTAGATGTACCCAAGAGAGCTTATATTCACTTTGATGTAAATTGGGGAGACTTTTATAAGCATTTTGGATATGGTAATACTGGAGAGGATGGAAATATCTGCGTTCACAATCGCCATATCTACGAAGCATTGGGGTGTAAGTTTGCCCCAGTGGAAGTTGCCGCTAAATTTTCTCACGAAAAACCACTTCCAGAAACTCAGGGAATTGTTCCCTTTGGATTCCATTATCATTTACCACCAGGAACTGTACTATGATCGGACATAATCACTTAGGAAAGAATGGTCGTTTTGGAAATCAAATGTTCCAATACGCTGCTACTAGAGGAATTGCTGCTAATCGAGGATTTGATTGGTGTATTCCCCCTGGTCCTAAAACTTATGATGAATTCAACGATGAAGAAAATCAGCATAAGTTATTCATGGCTTTTAATCTTCCTCATGTAAAGGAGGTTAATCTTTTTCCAGCACCTTATGTGGAAGAGGAAACATTTAGATTTAATGAAAATCTTTTTAATAACTGCGAAGATAACGTAAATCTTTATGGGTATTTTCAATCACCAAAATACTTTAATCATATTGCTGATGAAATTCGTGAAGACTTTACTTTCGTAGATGATATTCTCAAACCATGTAAAGAGATGTTCTCATTTGGAGTTGATGCAATTTCTCTTCATATTCGTAGAACAGATCATCTAATTAAACCACAATATCATCCAGTTCTCCCTCTTGAATACTACGAAGCAGCACTGGAAAAACTACCAGAAAATCTTCCAGTTATGATTTTTTCTGATGATCCAAAGTGGTGTAAGACTCAATCTTTATTTGAGAGTGATAGATTTTTGATCTCGGAATCTGATGATAATATAATTGATATGTGCCTTATGACTCTTTGCTCATATCATATCATTGCTAATAGTACTTATAGTTGGTGGGGAGCATGGTTGGCTAATTCTAAAAAAATTATTGCACCCAAAGTTTGGTTTGGACCTGCTGCTACAATTGATGAAGTTGATTTAGTACCTGAGGATTGGGAAAGAATTTAATGACTGAATTTTCTATTGCAATTCCATCTCATGATAGGGGAGAGAATGGACCAATTTGGATGAGACAATTGCTCGATTCTCTTAAGGTTCAAACGTTTCAAGATTTTGATATTGTTGTTTCTGATCAAAGTAAAAATGATTTAATCTTGGATGTTTGTAAAGAATATTCTGATGATTTTGAATTTACTTTTGTTAGATATTCTGGTACTAATGCATGTGAAAATATTAATGTTGCTTTAGATAATTGTGCTGGTAAAATAATTAAAATCATGTTCTCCGATGATGTTTTTGTTTCACCGAAAGCATTAGAAATTATTTCCGAGGAATACAAAACATCTAATTGTAAATGGGCATTTAGTGGATTTTGCGGAACTAAAGACGGAGTTTCTTTCTATGATCAAAAAGTTCCAAAATGGGTTGACTACACTCTTGAGGGAAGAAATCTTCTGAGCAGTCCATCCGTAGTTTCATTTTTAAATGATTGCAAAGTTAACTTTGATTTAAATCTAAAACTATTACTCGACACCGATTTTTATCATAGAATGAGGTGGAATAATGGACTTCCAAATATTATTCCTGATATTCTAGTTGCAAATAGAGATCATGATAATCGAATAAGCAGTCAAGCAACTTCTCAATATGATTGTGTTGTAGAGCATCCAGAAGGTGGATGGATGATGAATAGTAAAGAATTAAAATATATTCAAGAAAAATATTCAGAATTTATACAAACTAGAAAGTATCCAGATGAAAACTGATTTATCAAAAGCGACTTTTATCATTCCAGTCAGAATAGAATCTGATGATAGACTTAGGAATGTTATTACATCTCTATGCTTTTTATTGGAAAATTTTGAAACAAATATAATCTTAAAGGAGGTTGATTCTACTTCAGTATTTCGTAATCAAGCACTTCCTCAGATTTCAGAATTTCTGGGAAATGTTCCAGATATTGATCATATCTTTGAAGAAAGTGATGGTGGAACTTTTCATAGGCAAAGAATTCTGAATGAAATGCTATGGGTTTCCAATACTGAGGTTGTTGTAAATTATGATTGTGATGTTATTCTCCCATTCAATTCTTATCTAGAGGCATATAATTCTATTATTGATCATACTTATGATATTGTATATCCATACGGTCAAGGGATGTATCAGAAGCAAGTTGCTGCTACTGATGAACTAGTCTCTGATTTTCTATCTAACGATTTTGATTTTTCAGTTTTAGATAAAAATTCAAATACTCACACCTCCGATTTTGGGTGGGCTCAGTTCTTTAACCGTAAAGTTTATATTGAAGGTGGAATGGAAAATGAAAACTTTGTAGCATATGCACCAGAAGATAAAGAAAGATTTTACAGATTTACTACATTGGGGTATAATGTAGGACGTATTAATGATTATGTCTATCATCTAGAACATAAAAGAGGTCCTAATTCATGGTTCAGTAATCCCCATATGAATCAGAATAATGATGAATGGGAAAAGGTCCAATCAATGAGTGTGGAAGAATTAAAAAATTATTATTTACAACAGTCGTATCTTAAAAAATACCAATGAATCGAATTTCAGATTACGAACAATTAAAAAATAGAATTGTTAAATGGTTGGGTGACTATGTACTAGAAAACCCTAGCATCAAATCTCTTGTTGTAGGAGTTTCTGGAGGAATTGACTCTGCTGTAGTCTCAACTCTTTGTGCAGAAACTGGACTACCAACATATGTCTTGTCTATGCCTCTACTTTCAAATGTAGATAATGATAGACTTTCAGATGATCATACAAAAGCATTGGAAGCAAAATATCCTAATGTTACTAGAATTCGTGTAGAACTTTCTAGTGTGTATGATAAATTCGTTCATAGTTTGAATTGGTGGACTAACAGTTCTCAGTACACAAGCAATCAACTTGCAAATGCAAATACAAAATCACGCATTCGCATGGTTACTTTGTATCAAATTGCTGGATCTGTTGGTGGTATTGTTGTCGGTACTGGAAATAAAGTTGAAGATTACGGTGTGGGATTTTATACTAAATATGGTGATGGTGGAGTTGATATTGCTCCTATCGCAGACCTTTATAAAACTGAGGTATGGGAACTTGGAAAATATCTTGGAGTAGATCAACGTATTGTTGATGCTCCTCCCACAGATGGACTTTGGGAAGATGGTAGATCTGATGAGGATCAGATTGGAACATCTTATGAAATGCTTGAGTGGGTTATGGAAACTGGATTGAGTGAAGATCCAATGTTTCTTAACGAAAATCAACTAAAAGCAATCGAAGTCTATAAAAAATTTAACACCCAAAATAAACATAAAATGTTGTCTATTCCTACATTTAAACTATGAAGATTGGAGTTATCGGAGCAGGAAGACTTGGTATTTGCTTTGCTCTTCTTGCAGAAAAATCTGGATATGATGTTATCGTATCTGATTGTCGTGAGGATTATGTTATTTCCCTAAACAATCGAATCATCAATACCAACGAACCAGAAGTAGCGGATCTTTTAGATGATGCTAAAAACTTCGTAGCGACTATTGATAATATTGAGGTTGTAAAGCAATCCGATATCATCTACACTTTGGTAGCAACTCCTTCTGCTGCAGATGGATCTTACGATGTAACTGCTGTTTGGAAAGTAGTTGAAGATATTCAAAAAGCATCTGAGTATGGTATTGATTTAAATGGAAAAGTTTTTGTAGTTGGATGCACTACAAATCCTGGAGATTGTGAAAAGTTTAAAGAAAAACTTTCTCCATATGGAGTAGACGTTTTTTATAACCCAGAATTTATTGCTCAGGGATCTATTATTCATGATCTGAGATATGCTGATATGGTTCTTATTGGAGGGGAAGATCCTAATGTAAGATCTAAGATTGCTACGATTTATAGCAGAATTCAATGGATTGAAGCAAATCCTTGTTTTATGTCTACTACTGCAGCAGAGATTGTAAAACTAGCACTTAATTGTTACCTTACAACTAAAATCAGTTACGCAAATATGGTCGGTGAAGTTTTAACTTTATCTGGTCTAGAAAACGAAATCGAACAGGTTTTAGATGCTATCGGATCTGATAGTAGAGTTGGTAAAAAATATATGAGATATGGATTTGGATATGGTGGTCCATGTCTACCTAGAGACAATCGTTCTTTTGCTGCATATGCTCAAAAGGTTGGATTGAAGTATAATCTTGGATCGGTTACTGATGCTTTTAATGAGCAACATTCAAAATTCTTATTTGAATATTTTGCTTCAATTAATAATGAAGGTCTTCCTTATTACTTCCCACATGTTTCTTATAAGAAAGGAACGGACATCTTAACTGAAAGTCGCCAATATAAACTTTGTATCGATCTTTTAGATGCTGGATATAAAGTTTATATTGGTGATAACCAAACAATCCTTGATCAAATTCAGCAACCAATGCTAGAATACTATGGTGATAGAGTTGTTTTTGTCTCTGAGCAATCTGAAATTAAAGAAGATTTTATTCTGGTTGGGTTATGAATGAATTATTAGATAAAAATAAATCAGCATATAAGCTGAGGGGAATTGGTCCAATTTATTATCTTAATCTGGATGGTCAACCAGAGAGAGCTCAATATATGGAAGACCAATTTAAATATTGGGAAATTGAAAACTATACTCGTATCTCTGCGTATGATGGTAGACAAGATGACCTTAGTGATATTCTTACTGGTAGATATCCAGAAATGATGACCTCTGGGGAAATTGGTTGCACGACATCACATCTTAAAGCAATCAAACATTGGATGGAAACATCTGATAGTCCATATGCAGTTATTATGGAAGATGATTGTAATTTGGATTTGGTTAGATTTTGGAATTTTACTTGGTTAGATTTTTATTCTAGAATTCCATATGATTGGGATGTAGTTCAAACTGCTATTATTTGTACTGGTGATTTGCATGTGAAACTTCATAAAAGATTTGTAAATGATTTTTCTACAGCTTGTTATATTATCAACAGGCATCATGCAGAAAAGCTTCTTAAATTTCATGTGAAGGGAGAAGACAAATATCGATTGGATAATGGTGTTAAACCACGTCCTGTTGCTGATGACTTAATTTATAATTCGGGAAATACTTACTCCATTCCACTCTTCTTATACAAGATTCAATTGGGATCATCTATTCATCCAGAACACGTTGATATTTTTCATCGTCAAAGTCATGATGGACTTAAAAACTTTTGGGAACAGACTGGGGCTCAGTTAACCATTGCGGACTTAATGGAATATGATCCGTATCTAGGGAGAATCACAGAACCATCTCAACCAAAAGCTTGACGAATTGTAAAAAAAATGTTAAAGTAAATTCATTGAATAACCATGCCGCAACTATTTGCATGGTTATTCGATATGTCGTTTAGTACTAAAAACAACTTTATGAAACTCAAACAACTGATGCTTGCACCTGTTGCTCTGGGAATGGTTGCTCCTGTTGCTGCGAATGCCGCAGACCTTAATATGGCGGCAGTCAATCAATATGCTACAGCAGAACAAGTCTCAAGTATCAATCAACTGTCTGATGTTCAACCTACCGATTGGGCATATCAGGCACTCAGCAACCTCGTTGAGCGTTATGGTTGCGTTGCTGGTTATCCTAACGGGACCTATGGTGGTGGTCGTTCGATGAGTCGTTACGAAGCCGCTGCTCTTCTGAACGCTTGTCTGGATCGTGTAACGGAAGTTACCGATGAACTTCAGCGTCTTATTGCTGAATTCAAAACTGAACTTGGTGTTCTTAAGGGTCGTGTAAATGGCCTTGAAGCAAAAGTTGGTGAACTTGAGGCAACTCAATTCTCCACTACTACCAAACTCAAGGGTGAAGCAATCTTTGCTTTGGGTGGAGTTCCTGGTCTTGAAACGAATGATGGTGGAAACGTTGGAAACACCGCATTCAACTATGATCTCCGTCTGAACTTTGATACTTCATTCACTGGTAAGGATCTGCTCCGCACTCGTCTTCGTGCTGGTAACTTCAATGATAATCCTTTCGGTTCTTCTTCATCACTCTTCAAACTTGATAAGGCAGAAACCACTGCTAATAGTGTAGAGATTGATCGCCTGTATTATCAGTTCCCTGTTGCTCAGAATGTAACTCTGACTGCTGGACCTCTGGTTCGTAACACTGAGATGTCTTGGGTTCCTACCGCTTATCGTTCGGAAATTCTTGACTTCTTCACCACTGCTGGTGCTCCTGGTGTCTATAACAAGGCAACTGGTGCTGGTTTCGGTGCTCAGTATGTTGGTAAAACTGGATTCGTTGCTGGTCTGAACTACGTTGCTCAAAACGGTAGCGATAGTGAGACTGGTGTATTCAATGCCGATGGTGCTCTAAACCTGCTTGCTCAAGTTGGTTACAAGGCATCTAACTGGGGTGTTGGTGTTGGTTATCGTTATGGTACTGAGGGCACCCGTCCTCGTTCCTTCAACGGTCCTCTTGGGTTCAATGGAACTCTTGCTACTGGTCAAGAATCAAATAGCGTTGCTGTAAATGGTTACTGGCAACCTACTGAGTCTGGTTTTGTTCCTTCAATCAGTGCTGGTTACGGTTACAATGCCGTAAGTGGCGGTGATGATTACAACACCGATTCTTGGTTCGTCGGTCTTCAGTGGAGCGATGTGTTCGCCAAGGGCAACTCTGCTGGAGTTGCTTATGGTGCAGCACCTACCACTGACGTAGAAGACGCTCAACTTCTGGAAATCTTCTACAAGTTCCAAGTGTCTGATAACATCAGCATCACTCCTGCTCTCTTCTATGTGACGAACAATCAAAGGTTCGATGACTCCTCCAAGTGGGGCGGCGTCGTTCAGACTAAGTTCACCTTCTGATAATCACTCACATAATGAGTGGAACCACCCCCAAAAGGGGTGGTTTTTATTTTCATTTCCTAACAAAATAAGTATAAATGCTTACCAAAGGTACTTGACTCTTTTTTATTTTTCCTATATAATTGTGTAACAATTCGTAATAAAACGAAAATGACTGTAACAACTAATGAGCGCGGACAAATGAACATGTTCGCTAAAGAACCTACAATGTGGATGTCGAAAGAAGACATCGAACGTTATGGGTTTGAACCTTATGCAGTAAAAGCGGAGAAAGCAAATGGACGTTGGGCTATGGTCGGCATTGTTGCTGGTTTCCTTTCTTATGCTATCACAGGTAAATTCTTCTTTGGATTGATTTGATATTGGAGTTGATTTTCTACGCATTTAGTGATAAATTATTTTAAAGATCTTTTCGATTTAATCGTAAATGCTAGATTCAAATAAAAAACCAGAAATTTGGGCAGAGATTAAATTTGTTCCTGCTGACCCAAATCAAAAACCAGCCTTTCTTTCGACTAAAAAAACAAAACGTCAAAAAATTATTCAAAAATTAAAAGAAATTTGGAGGATTCTAAAATGAACGAACGCGCAGAACGTATTAATGGTTGGGCAGCAATGATCGGTATTGTTGCCGCTATGGGCAGTTATGCTTTTACTGGTCAAATCATTCCAGGTATTTGGTGATGATCGAATTACTTTGGACAGTAACAGCTGTTGCCTTTTTAACACTTTTAGGTTATAGTGTAGAGAAAGTATTAGAAACGTATTGAAAATTATGCTTATTCCTTCAGTTGATTTAATGTTCCGTGAGAGCGGAAAGTTTGTTGCTCGCAGCACAGAAGAACTTTTTACTGGAAAGCGAGTAGTTATTTTTTCACTTCCTGGAGCATTTACCCCTACTTGCAGTTCATATCAATTACCTGGGTATGAAGAAAAGTTTGTTGAATTCATTCAGCAAGGAATTGATGACGTATATTGTATTTCTATGAACGATGCATTCGTTATGAATGCATGGGCAAAATCTCTAGGAGTTTCAAAAGTCAAACTTCTTCCTGATGGTAATGGAGAATTTACCAAAGGTATGGATATGCTTGTAAAGAAATTTAATCTAGGATTTGCTTACCGTTCGTGGCGATATGCTGCTGTTATTGATAATTGTTTGATTGAGAAACTGTTCATCGAGTCTGGTAAATGTGATAATGCAGAAGATGATCCTTATGAGGAAACCACACCAGAAAAAGTTTTGGGATACCTAAAAAGTAAATCCTGTGTAAATTGCTGAAAATATAATCTTTGTAAGCACCTTAATAGGTGCTTTTTTTATAAATACCTCAGTGTTTATAGAAAAACGAGATGACGTTAGATCTTCATAACTTTTTCAAATATTATGATGATGGTAACGCGAATCACGTAGCAGCAGTTCAATGGTTAGAAGATAACCTTCCTGCTGAGTTTATGGACGATTCAGAAACCGAGTGGATTGGTATTTTTAGAACAAAACCTCCAACTCCAGCAGTTCTTAACGTTCCATACTTCAATCAAGTAGATAACTATCGAGATGCACATAGAACTTGTAACAGTTCATCGTGCGCTATGTGCCTTGCTTTCCTCAAGCCAGGAAGCATCAAAGGCGACGATGAATACGTTAAGAAAGTATTTGCGATTGGCGACACTACTGACCATGCGGTACAGACGAAAGTTCTCGCAGGTTATGGAGTTAAGTCTCACTTTAGCTATAATCTTTCTTTTGCTGATATTGATAAGAGTCTTGATGCTGGGAAACCTGTTGTTATTGGTATCTTGCATCGCGGTTCTTTATCTGCTCCTACTGGTGGTCACATGTGTGTAGTGATTGGTAAGACTCCAGATGGAAAGGGATATTTCGTTAATGATCCTTATGGTTCTTTGAATGATAATTACACTGGTCCCGTAACAAATGGTAAGAAGACCATTTATACAAAGGCAGTCCTGAAGCATCGTTGGTGTCCAGGAGGTAATGATGGGTGGGGAAGGATCTTCGACTGAGTTTAAAAAGAAAATTCTGGAAGAAGTGAAGAAACTCACAAATCAAGGAAAACACAAAGAAGCAAACGAATTATTTGAAATTTACTTTCCAAATATAGGAGGAACAAATGGCAAGAATTGATCTACACAACTTTTTCAAGTTCTATGATGAGAAGAATCCTAATCACGTTAAAGCCGTACAGTGGTTAGAAGATAACTTACCAGTTAAGTATCTAGAAGATAACGTAGATTGGGCGGAGATTTTTAGAGGAAAAAAGGGTAATGCTGCACCAGCCCCTGCTGCTGCAGCTCCTGCTTCTGTAGTTGGTGGTGATGATGTTCCACAAATGGGCATCAAATTAGTTAAAGAATTTGAAGGATGCAGATTGAATGCCTATCCAGATCCTCTTTCTGGTGGACTTCCAATCACTATTGGTTGGGGTTCTACTAGAAATAAGAATGGGCAACCATTCAAGATGGGAGACAAAATTACTCAAGCAGAAGCAGATGAGCTACTGATTGAAGAAGCGAAGCATCACTTTCTCCCAGCACTTCGTAAGATTCCACATTGGAATGAAATGAGTGATGGTAAAAGAGGAGCTTTGCTCAGCTTTGCTTATAATCTCGGCGCTGGTTTTTACGGTGGTGATAATTTTAATACTATAACTAGAGTACTGAAGAATAAAGAGTGGGACAAAGTTCCCGATGCGCTCTATCTCTACAGAAATCCTGGTTCAAATGTAGAAGCAGGTTTAGCACGTAGAAGAAAGGCGGAAGGTGAAGCTTGGAAAAAAGGTTAACCTCACTCTCAATCAAGGACAATGGCTGAACCACAACAGAAAAAGGAAAGATGTATGAGCACTATCGTTAGAATTACTGTTTTGAGTTGGAGTGCTGCTCTACTCACAGCATCATATGCGGGTCTACTTGCTAAAATGGATCCAACCTTTATTGCTACAGTGTTTACTGCAGCAGCTGCTACCTTTGGAGTTGATACTCTAAAAAAAGGAGACGATAAGGATGGAGATCAACCAAATAGACAACCTGGGATCACCTCAGTTGAACCAACTCCAGAACCAGAACCTCCAGCAGAACTCGTTGCCGATGCTTCAGCAACCACAGGTTGCCCAAACTGCGATCCAGGGGATTCCCCAGACTACAGTAGAGCGTCTGCCCGCCCCGAAGCTTGAAGTTCCAGTAACACAAGGTCTAGGACTTCCTATTATAGACTTTCCTAGACCTTCTATAAAATATCCTGTGATCAATGTTCCAACACAGGAAGAGTTTGATGCAGCTGTAAAAGCAGATCAGAAAAAACAAGAGGAACAGGCAGATAAGAACAGGAGTTTACCTAATAGTACTCCCCCACCTCAAGTGCCTCAAGTTTTTCAAACTCCCCCCACTCAAGCGCCTATTGCTGAAATACCAGCAGATAAACCTCAACCAACCTTTACAGTTCTTGGTGCAGATATTAATCTACCTGATCCTTCTCTTGTTGCTACGGCTGGTGCTGTCGCAGTAGTAACTACTGCCGCTACGATAGCGTCTACAACTGTTCTTAATGCATTAAAGAACGCAGCAGAACCAATCATTAAAGAAGCAACTAAAAATAAATTTAAAATCAAAATCAAACAAGTTAAACCTGTTTTACACTATGTCTTAGCAGAAGAAGGGCACGTTGATATTTTTGAATATTCTGAAAATGGGACAAAACTTGTAGAACAAGTTACTAATGTAGAGCAATATATTCGGGATCAAGTTGAGATTAATGCTCTTTACGAAATAGACAATAAGATTATTATTGATGATATTATCAAAGATAAGTTTACAAAAGAGGGCAAAGAAAGATTTAAATCTCTCTTTGCCCCCGCTAAAAAAATTGCTAAAAAATTGTCTGCTAAATTATCTATCTGATGTGAATTGTGTAATAATCCACCCAATTACTAAGACTGGTAATTGAATTGAAACGTTGTAAAGAATTTCAAGAAAGATATTATCTTTCTCTTCCTTACGCTTTTCTTTTACTGGTGCAGCAGTCATTTTTGCCTCCTAGATTCCAATAAAGCAAAGTCCTTTTTCTTTGTACCACCATCATATTCCCAAGCATAACCTTCATCAATCATTTGTTGATTGATGGATTTCTTTTTATTCACTGCTGATACTTCTTTGTCCCCAATAAAAAGATGTCCCAGAATTCTTCCGTATTTTTCGGTCGAATCTGGGAGTTCTGTTTTTACAATAATATCAGTCTGACCTTCTAATTTCTTTTTAAGCCACTCTTTAACTTCAAGACCAAGTTTCTTTTCATACGCATTAGTTGTTCTGCTCTCTGGGGTATCGACACCAGCAAGACGAATTCGCTTAGTAAGGGAGATATCAAAACCCAAATCAATATCAGCGTCAATAGTGTCGCCATCTACTACCTTATGAACTGAACGTATTCTATAGATGTATGGATCTTTGTCTGACATTCTTCAGAATAGTTTAAACTTCTCAGTATTTAGTTTAGGAATAGGTAGTTTTTCAAATGCTTTATTAACTTGTTTTTCAACAACAGCACCAACAAACTCTTCTGGATTATTCAGAATATTCTGTGCCTTTTGATAAGTCACATAAGCACCATAACAAAGTGCTCCACTAATCGCTAGACTTGTTGCTGATAGAATGAGTGCTAGGTTCTTCATCTTGCATCTCCATATATGCTAATCTTAATATGTAGTAAATGATGTATCCTGTGAACGCAAGTCCGCAAGATAATATTATAACAACTCCCCAGGGAAAATCATTTATGGACATACCAAATACCCACAATAGGAAAAATTACTAAACAAAAACAAAGTATCCCTAAAGTTATTGGATTGTTTAATATCCAAACAACAGCATGAGACATTAGTATTTACCCTCCACACAATACTCTGATTTTTGATTTGGAGTATATTCTTTGTAACCTTCTTGTGGTTTCATCCATCCGCAACCGATTAACCATTCCATCGTCATTGGTGTTGGACGAATCTGTTCCCACAATGGACCTTTCGCACACATTTCTAACTTCTGTGCGGTTACATTTGACTGCTCTTCTGCCCAGTTAGCATCTGCCTCCCAAGGAACTGCACGACTTTGCATCATTGATTCATATGCAAGTCTCGTGCTCTTCATTACCCAAGATGGAATCTCAGAATCTTGATGAACCTGAGCCATAAAAGATGTTTCAATTCCACCACCCATACAGTCTTGGACGACATGCCAACCCTCATGTCTCATTGTTCCCAGAAATTCTCTAGGATCTTTTAAAAGATTTTCATTAACAAAGAAACGATTATACTTTGGTTTGTAAAGTCCGACTGTTCTTGGAGTAAAGTATCTACTCTGCCCAACATATACAGGGACGTTAACTTTATTCAAAGCAGTTAAAATACTTTTAATTTCTTCTCTGAATGGATCAAAAGATGCGCTTTTAAGTATATCAGACTCTGGTGTAAGTTGTTCAACCCCTTCTGTACATTCTCTGAGTATCATACAACCCATCGCTGCTACGCTATATGCGGGAACAGTTGGTTGAGTCTTTTCTAATTTATTTGCATTAACTGGAAATGAAAAGGTTAATGATAACCCGATTGCTGTGAGGATCTTTTTCATTCATCCCACCATCCTTCTTGTTTATGAATCCAGACTTTCAAATCTTTTACATACTTTCTCAAGATCTGGGCCTGTTCTTCATGCCAATAGTCACCCGTCTCCATCCAAAGACGAGTGTGATTGTCTATAGCTTTGAGAATCTGATGGATTGGAGCATTCCAACACTCCCTCTTTGGAGTGTTCCATTCTCTTGGCACGGTACTACTAGTGAGTGTATTTCGTTATATCTAAAATATTCTAAAGTGCATTGACCAGGATTTGTTTCAATGTAACCAACTATCATAAAAGCGATGAACTCCATCACTTCTTCTTACCACCATTCTTTGCTTTTTTCGCTGTAGCATTACCAGAATTCTGCTTGGCGTTAGCAGACTTACTTTTTTTATTTTTGGGTTTGCCCATTGACTTGCTTAGGAGGTGTCTTTATATTTAGAGATCCAACAGGGTCAATTGTAACAATTTTTGGTGGTTGTATTATTACATCAGCACAAACACTTGCATATGGACTATTTGGATGAAAGTCGATACCTGATTTTTTTGCTTCACCGCATTTCAATAACCTAACTAATTCAAAATCGAGACGTGCTTTATCCGCTTCTGCGTTTTGTCTTTTTATTTCTGTTCTTGCTCTTTCTTTACAAAGTTCTTGTAATGAACCATCGAGGGGGAAATTAAATCCTAGACTTACACCAAAATTCCCATTATAAGATTGATAAGACTCTGGATCTTGACTCCCATTAAAATTTCCTAATGCAAATGGAGCAACGCTCATTGTTGGACCTTGGCAACTAACCCCACCACCATAAGTATTCATTGCATAAGGACCCTGAAGCACCTGAACTGCCTGGTTAGTTACGTTACCAGTCGCAGATGCTGAGGGTCCTGCAATATTAGTATTGCTCGGTGCTTGCTGAGCTTTACTTTTTGTCGAACCTGCAAGAGATAGTAATAATATTCCTGTTACTGTGTAAAGACAGATACCGAGTTTGTAACCGAATTTGTTTCTGTACTGCGATCTATCCATGTTTCCTTAGCCACTCCTGGGCCGAGATAAGTTTCGCTGAACTGGAATGGAGCGCCTTGATTCATAATAGTATAATTGGCTCCAGGTGTTGGATTACCAGGAATATTGATGTTTGTTCCAGTTACAGTGTAAGATGTGCCAGTTGTATATTCAACTTGGCGAATTGTTTCTACAATCTTTGTAGTCGATTCTGTGGTTGCAGTGATTGTTCCTCTAGTAAAATTAGGAACAACTTGTTCAGCTAGGGCAGGACAAGAAAACCCTAGCAGGAGCAACCCTGCTAGGATACTTTTCATTTGAATACGCTCAATTCAACGCTACGTTGTGCTGTTGCTGTAGTACCAGGACCACCAGCAGTAACAGTAGGAACACCTGTAGGTGATAATGTACCAGCGAGAGAACCTTTGTCTCCTGCTAACTGAGTAACACTATCCCCATAAAGGTTGGGAGAAGCAATAACTCCACCAGAGACCGACTGAGTGGTGACGATTGAATCAGCAGCATTGAAACTTTCTGAGAAAGTAAATGCTTGACCTGCCGTATTAATATCGTAAGTTCCAGCGCCACTTACACCACCGAATGAAGTTGCTTGAATATTTGTACCTGAGGCAGAATATGATGCCCCAATTCTTGTTGACTGAACCGCCGCGCCCTGTACACCTAATTGAACAGAATCAGTAATTCTTGATGTAATTTCAGCAGCACTTACAGGAGTGATAAAGAATAACGAAAAGGCTAAAAGAAGTCTTTTCATTTTTTCTTAGTAATAAACACTACTATTATTTAGCAAAGTGTCCCCACATTGGGGCTCATATTGGGGCTTGACTCTTACGGCAAACCGTAGTATGATAAATACATCAACAAGTTAAGAACCGTTACAGATTCTTAATGTTGACTTCTCAAACCGAGATCACGAGAAGTAAAGTATCTCTCATATCCCCGCTGAGGGTGCGGGGAACATAGTAACTCCACCATTTCCCCGATGGTCTTACTACCTTTTAAAACAAATGACTGCTACAATTGCTCAACAACGTTCCACAAATACCTGGAACCAATTCTGTGAGTGGGTTACTTCCACTAACAACCGTATCTATGTTGGTTGGTTCGGAGTCCTTATGATTCCTTGCCTTCTTGCTGCTACGACTTGCTTCATTATCGCATTCGTCGGTGCTCCTCCTGTGGACATTGACGGCATTCGTGAACCAGTTGCTGGTTCTCTCATGTACGGAAACAACATCATCTCTGGTGCTGTTGTTCCTTCTTCTAATGCTATTGGACTTCACTTCTATCCTATCTGGGAAGCTGCTTCTCTGGATGAATGGTTGTACAATGGTGGACCTTTCCAACTTGTTGTTTTCCACTTCCTCATCGGCATCTATGCCTATATGGGTCGTGAGTGGGAATTGTCGTATCGCCTGGGGATGCGCCCCTGGATTTGTGTTGCATATTCCGCACCCGTTGCTGCCGCTTCTGCAGTATTCTTGGTCTATCCTTTCGGACAAGGATCGTTCTCTGATGCTATGCCTCTCGGTATTTCGGGCACGTTTAACTACATGCTCGTCTTCCAAGCAGAACATAACATTCTTATGCATCCCTTCCATATGCTTGGAGTTGCGGGAGTATTTGGCGGATCACTCTTCAGTGCAATGCACGGTTCTTTGGTCACTTCATCTTTAGTTCGTGAAACTACTGAAACCGAATCTCAGAACTATGGTTATAAGTTCGGTCAAGAAGAAGAGACCTACAACATTGTTGCTGCTCATGGTTATTTTGGTCGCCTTATTTTTCAATATGCTTCGTTCAATAACTCCCGTTCGCTGCACTTCTTCCTTGCTGCCTGGCCTGTTGTAGGTATCTGGTTCACCGCTCTTGGTGTGAGCACTATGGCTTTTAATCTCAACGGTCTGAATTTCAATCAGAGTATCCTGGACAGTCAGGGTCGTGTGCTCAATACTTGGGCAGATGTCCTGAATCGTGCTGGACTCGGAATGGAAGTGATGCATGAGAGAAATGCACATAATTTTCCTTTGGACCTCGCTGCTGCCGAAGCAACTCCTGTTGCCTTGACTGCTCCTGCGATTGGTTGATAAGTTAGAGTTTTCTAACAGAGACCCCGAAAGGGGTCTTTTTTATTGCTAAATACTTAAAGTTATGGTATAATAACTTTAACAACTAAACCGATTATGAAAACTTGTAAAATCTGCAACCAGTTAAAGCCACTTACAGAGTTCTATCAAACTGTAAGAAACGGTAGTCCATATGGGCATCACGGAAAATGTAAAAAGTGTTATGTGAAAAAACAACAAGAAAATTACGACCCAGTAAAAAAGAGGGATGAAAATTTGAAAAGAGTTTATGGTATTGGTATTGAGGAATATAATACTCTTTTAGAAAAGCAAGGGTATAAATGTGCTATTTGTAATTCCACTGACCCGAAAGGTAGAAAATCTGGTAGAGGTGGTGGAGTAGATGTTTTTTATGTTGACCACAATCATAAAACTGGTGAGGTTCGTGGACTTCTCTGTAATGTCTGCAATAGAACTATTGGTTATGTAAATGAAGATGTTGAGTTGATTAAGAGTATGATTGATTATGTTAAAAGGCATAGAGGTGAGTAGAAATTCCTATTGACCTATTTTGTAAAGTATTGTAAACTAAATATGAGAAACGATAATGGAGGATTGATGGTATCATCTACGCTTACAAAACCTATTCAACAAAAAGGTTGGTTTGATTTATTAGATGATTGGTTGAAAAGGGACAGATTTGTGTTTGTTGGATGGAGTGGATTACTACTATTCCCAACTGCTTATCTTGCTCTTGGTGGATGGTTGACTGGAACAACATTCGTCACAAGTTTTTATACACACGGTTTAGCATCAAGTTATTTGGAAGGTTGCAATTTTTTAACGTCTGCGGTAAGCACCCCAGCAGACGCTATGGGTCATTCTCTTCTTCTACTTTGGGGTCCTGAGGCTCAAGGGGATATCGTCAGGTGGTTCCAACTTGGGGGACTCTGGACTTTTGTGGCGCTCCACGGGGCCTTTAGTCTGATTGGTTTTATGCTTCGCCAGTTTGAGATTGCACGACTCGTAGGAATTAGACCGTACAATGCTATCGCGTTTTCTGGGCCTATTGCTGTTTTTGTCAGTGTGTTTCTCATGTATCCACTCGGACAATCGAGTTGGTTCTTTGCGCCGAGTTTTGGTGTTGCAGCGATTTTTAGGTTCCTCCTATTCCTACAAGGTTTTCATAATTGGACACTCAACCCCTTTCACATGATGGGAGTTGCTGGTATACTGGGAGGAGCACTGCTCTGTGCAATTCATGGTGCTACCGTAGAAAACACACTATTTGAAGACAGTGACCAATCAAACACCTTTAAAGCATTCGAACCAACCCAAGAAGAAGAGACCTATTCGATGGTCACTGCTAATCGGTTCTGGTCTCAAATATTCGGTATTGCTTTTTCTAACAAGCGTTGGCTTCACTTCTTTATGCTCTTTGTTCCCGTCATGGGACTCTGGACAAGTTCCATTGGAATCATTGGTCTTGCCCTCAATCTTCGTGCTTACGACTTTGTATCTCAGGAAATTCGTGCGGCAGAAGATCCAGAGTTTGAAACATTTTACACGAAAAATATTCTTCTGAATGAAGGTCTTCGTGCTTGGATGGCTCCAGTAGACCAACCTCATGAGAACTTTGTCTTTCCTGAAGAAATTTTGCCGAGAGGGAATGCCCTATAAACTTACCAAGACCCTTCGGGGTCTTTTTTCTTATGAATAACTTTTTAGTAATAATCTACTTCACATTCTTCGCAGTCATCGCAGGAGGTGCTTTTGCGATGATGTGGGCAAATGTCCAGTCCATCAATGAGGAAATGAGAAGACCAAAGAAACCTCAACATCCAGAAGCACCAAAAGAAGGTGATGAACTTTTATATGTTGACCTCACCAAAGAAAGACTAGAAAATCTTTATAACGATAAGTAATGCTAACAATCCTCACAGCCTTCATAGCATTCGGAGTGCTCCTCTTTCTAATGTCTCTGATATAATAGAATATAAATATCTAAGAAATATAATTTTTGATGGAAGAACTTTCAGAATTATTTAAAATAGTTGCAGAAGAAAATAAAAAGAAAAAACTAGAGATAGAATCTTTAGTTGGTGATTCTTTTGAGACACTTTTTATTGAGCAACTGAAACCCAAAAAGAAAAAAATTATTCAAAAGAAAATACAAGAACCTCAAATTGTTGAAATAGTAGAAGTAAAAAAAGATACTTTAATAGAAAAATCATTAGGTTTATTATCTGAACCATCAGATACCAAACATAAGAATGATCCACTCACACCACTCAATCAAAAGTTTGCAACACTTGATGATTTACAAAAACATTACAGCACTTTCCTTTCTCGTATTCAGCAACAACTCTCTACATTAGGTGGAGGTGGTGAAACTCAAATAAGATACTTGGACGATGTTGTAGGTGTTGCAACAAACTCAAGTGCTTATAATTCAAAATTTTTACAATGGGATTCTTCATCAAATACAGCAGAATTTGTTAATATCAATTCAGGAAATATTGTTGGTATTGTTACGGGATATTATGGAAGTTTTTATGATACCACAACACAAAATGTAGTGGGCGTCAATACATATCAACCAGTTAGACTAAACACAACAGACCTTTCAAATCAAGTATCAATAGCAAATAGTTCTCATATTGTCATTGCAAACTCTGGAATATATAATATTCAATTTTCTTTACAAATTGATAAGTCACAAGGTTCTCAA